GGTGGTGGCGGTGGAGGCGGTGGAGTTACCGCTGGCTGAGTTTGAGCCACTTGTGCAACTTGAGCCACTTGAGCCACTGGTGGTGGCGGTGGAGGCGGTGGAGTTACCGCTGGCTGAGTTTGAGCCACTTGTGCAACTTGAGCCACTTGAGCCACTGGTGGTGGCGGTGGAGGCGGTGGGGTTACCGCTGGAGCTGTCGATGCAGCATCATCAAACGCCTTAGTTGCCGTCACTTGCACGGATTGCTCTTGTTCTTGCGTAACAATCGTTGCTGGTTTTAATTCAGGCTTAGGCTCTGCCACTGGAGCAGGACGCTTTTGCTGTTTAGGTGCTTCAACAATCGGCTGTGCTGGCATGGTAGGACGATTATCGTCGGTGTTAAGCGACACTGTTGCTGTACCGTCCGCACCAATGTGCACGTTTAAAGACAGATTTAGGGTTAATGTTTGTAAGCTCATATAAGTTCCTTATACTTCATTAGGGTAGTTCGCTGTTAAGTAGGCTAATGCTGTTGCATCATCAACTTGAACAATCCAATCTTTAATTGCTTGTGGCAGTGTTGCGCTTGCTAACCACTTGTCACGACCAGTGAGTGTTGGTGCGACAGGTGCTGGCGGAGCTGGAATATGTGGTAAAGCTGGTGCAGTTGATTGAGCAGGTGTTGCATCAATCTCAACAGTCAATGCATCGTGCATAGACGGTGAGTTCTGTAATTCTTTCACTTGGTCGAATTGTTCTTTGTTTAGATATCCGATTGGTGTGAAGAAGAAACCATGTGTTTGACCTTTCGGCAAGCTCACACGTGTCACCACTGCTTCCCATGGTGTCTTAGTTTGTTGTAGAAGTTTTGCGAAGTTTGTGAAACCCCATGCTAAACCGCCCAACGGACTAGGGATACCATTTGTGTCTTTATTAAAGAGTGAACGGCTTGAAACTTTAATACGATATACACGGTCAAGTTCAGGATAAACTGCCACTGCCACGTGTTTAAAGTAACCACACGCACGACCTTCACCATTTGCACCTGTACCCGATACGTTCATCGGACAGTTTGCACAGTCATGTGCTTGTGGTTTTTCAGCGTTACGGCTAGGAACTTTCCCATCTGCGGAATAACAAGTCGGTGCTGATGATTCACCGTCTTTATAAGTTCCTTCGTAATAAGCACGGTATGTGTCACGACCTGCTGGCTGTGCATCTAACACAACGACATCGATAGAAAGAGATGTTGAAGAACGCACACCGCCAACATCAGTAACGATACCACCGTCTACAACAGTAATACGGTCTACAGAAATCCCTGTGGCTTGGTCATCAAGTGTTGAATGATAATCACCGTTTTGGAGATATGCGGGTAATCCAGCTGACTGTTCAAAGGGAACTAATTGTGCTGGAGTTGCTAAATTTGTACTCATGATTGCTCCTATGCTCTACGTACAGAAATAGAAAGAATGTTGTCGATAGCCATACCGTCAGGTAATGTACCACCGTCAGCAATATAAGCGGCTACTTCGCCCTGTGTAATTTGACCGTTTACAATCTGTGCTGCAACTTCAGGATTTTGCACCATCCATTGTCTGAACACATATGGGTCTACCACACTATATTTTGTCTTGGAAACTTGAGAGACAGTACCGTTAATTGTCTTAACAGACTCGGTCTTTGTCTCGTTCATGCGTTTGTTCAATTCCGCCTCAATCATTTGCATCTGTTGTTTCGTATGCTCAACAGCGGGTTTAATTGAAGCTTCAAGGTCAGACTTGTGAGCTCGTAGGTCGATATACCATTTAACGAGTGTTGGAATATCGTATTGGGTTGTATCAATTAATTGGAAGTTGTCAGTCATATTATAGCCCCCGGATAAAATCCGTGTAGAGATTTAATAAATCAGCTTGAGAGAGTTTTCTCTGCTGTAGTGTTTTATATAATTTTTCTTCCACTGGCGTTGAGTGCAAGTGGTAGATGTGCATGTCTTGCGTTTGACCCGGTCGGTCAATACGATTACACGCTTGCTGGTATGTCTCATTCGATGTAACAGGTCCGAACCATATAATACAACTGGCGGCTGTTGCTGTAACACCATGGGACATCGCTCTTGCAACTGCAAGGATCACATCGGGTTCATCTTCTGTTTGAAACTGCATGAAAATTTCTGCACGTTCTTTTGCCGAAGTGTCGCCTGTAATCACAGCGACTTTAAAATGCTTGCTGAGTTCTTCTTCAAGCATGGCGATTGTATGTTTAAACGGAGCAAATACTAATGTCTTGCCTTTGCCTTGCACGGTAGAACGTGCTCGAGCTTGTTTAATTAACTCAATCGTCTTTTCAATGCGTGGTGTGACATCAAATTTCATTGCCTCACGTGCATCATTGTAAATTGCACCTGTCGCAACTTGTAGCAACTTACTCATTAGTGCACCGCCATTTACTGCGGTAATGGTGACTTCTTCGTTCCCGACAAACTGGTCGTTCTTCATTTTCTTATAGAACTCGGCTTGCATTGGTGTAAGCGGAACTTCTACATACTCATGTGTCACGGTCGGGAGTGTAAGAACTTCACTCTTTTCAATTTTTATAGCGGGTCTCATGTACTGTGCAACAGTATCATGTGCATCGAATCTCGGTTGCCATGTAAACTGCGACACTTTACGCATGACCATTTCTTTAAAGCGAAACGCTGATATACCACGAACATTGTCAGGTTTAATCAGTTTTATCTGCCCATAGACTTCATCGGGTTGGTTTGGCATCGGTGTTCCTGTTAGCCCCCACGCATACTCTGCTTGTTGGCAAATAGGGAATACTGCTTTCCAACGGTTCGACTTGTCGTTCTTAAATGCTGTCAGCTCGTCAATCACTACAACATCATAGTGATTTTTTAACAACTGTTTCTGAATTATCTCTACACCGTCATGATTAATGATATGGATATGAGCGTCGTTAGATGCTAGTTTTAACCGTTCTTCCCGTTCTCCGTGCAATACGGTTACTTGATACAGTGGGTTAATCGCAAAGAACTCGTCTTTCCATGTCGATTTCATATTTGAAAGTGCACCGACAATCAGCACTCTGTTAATTTTCTTTTGTTTAAACAGATAATCTACTGTCCAAACAACACTTGCTGTCTTACCTGTTCCCATGTCAGCTAGGCAAAAGCCACGCTTGTTGGCTGATAAGAATGAGCATATTTTAAGTTGATGCAAATAAGGCTCGAATCGCCCTACAAAATCATAATCCCGCAACATAGGCGAGAGGGTTGGCACATGCCAGTTAGCAACTTGTTGCGTTGTCTCCAGTGTCCATGGGACACACAGTCGTTGTCCATCGCCTAATACATCAGACAGATAACAACCTTGAACAGACATTGCAATTTGTTGGGCTAACTGTGTCTTAATCAACAAATGAGAATTATCGCCATAAACTTCTAAAACGTTTCGTCTCATAATCCTATAATCTGTTTGATTTCATCGTCTGATTTATTTGCATAAATCTCGGATGATTGGCGAATAGCATTAATCACATTTGAAACTGCGGAGCTCTCAGAATTTTCCTGCTCGGTCTCACTCGAGAAGTAGTCAATCTCATGTAGAGCTTGCTTAATTGTTTCAGTTGCACTGGCAAGTGATAACGATGTCTGTGTCGCTACTTGTGTAACGATTGACAGCAAGGTCACGTTGCCCTGTGGTTGTTTCGCTTGCACAGCTTGTAACTGTGTAGCGGTGCGTTCATTTGTATCTCTCGTTGGTTCGAGCAGATTAAGAACGGCTTTTAAAGCGACTATTGCTACATCGCCACGAGCGATTAAATACCGCTCTTTATCCGAGATGGTAGACATATTATACCCTTTTGGTTGAAGTCGTCAAGATTATTTTTTACGATTTTTTACACCACGATTATAATTAACCGAAGTAATCTGTAAGTTGGAGCGTGAGTTTGAGCCACCTTGTGAAAGTGGTCGTTTGTGGTCTACATCTTTACCTTTTAAAGCTGCTTTACCAACTTCCTTCTCCATTGTCTTACGAGCTTTGTTTCGTGCTGCACGGTTAGCAATCTGCTCAGGTTTAGCATGATACATCGCATACTCGCGTTTATAATCACGTTTACGTGCGGTTGCCATTTTAGCCTCCCGGGTGATATGGGCAATCAATAACTGGACACCAGCCACATAAGCCCGATTGTTTCATCGGGAATTTGCGGGATGTCAATGCTTGCACAATCGGAATTGAACGATTAGTCCAACGCTCGATGTACTCGGGCATTTTATCACGGCTGTATGAATCTCTGATAACTTTCTTTTCATCGATAAATACAAGTGCACCTGTAATCTTGTTAATCTTAGGGAAATGAATAAAGGTTAGAATAGACATTAACTCTAGCTGACCGGTGTCTGCAAACTTTGATTTACCTGTTTTATAGTCAATCATTACAGCTTGCTCGCCTTGGTCTACTAGCAAGTCGAACTGTCCACGAATCCATATATTCTTCCCACGGAAGTAACCTACTTTCTTCGCTTGCCAATCCATTGCCATTTTAAACTCGGCATGTTTATCGCCATCTTGTTCAGCGAAAACTTCTACCCAATCTCTAAATGGTTCTGCATAGTCAGGGAGCGGAGTACCGTCTTTGATAAAATTCTCAAACGCTTTGTGAATCATATCACCACGCTTGGCTTCTTCAGACTGCTCATAGGGAAACTTCTTCAACACACGCTCTTGGTAAAAGCGTTGCGGGCATTGTTCAAATGCTTTAATTGCCGTAAATGATAACGGCATTGTAACTTCATTTTGCAACATAATTTGTTCCTATTTTGGTGTCATAATCATACTCCTTTCCACTTCCAATTTCATGAGATATTTCTTTATTTACAATCTCCATAATGAACAGCTGCATCGCCTTCACAGTCCACTGGTAAGCCTTTTGCCCACTCGGGAACTTGCCGCATGCACCACTGCATATATTCTTTCGCTTGTTCTACTTCATCATCTTTTACAACGATTCCCCATTCATCATGGGTGTTGAGAACAATCTTGTATCGTTGGTTAATTAGCAAGGCTTGATACTTCATCACTGCAAATGCTAACGCTTGGTTACAGTTTTCAAAAATACGAGCTGCATAGGTAAATATCCACTGAATACGACCTTCTTTTAAACCACGATATGCATAATTCATCTTAGTTGAGCCATCAGGGTATTCACGTTCACGCATTGTTAAACAGTGATAATTAAGCCAGTTACCATCAGGCAATCTAATTCCCGGCATACGTACACCGTGATTAATTCTACTGCCGTCATAATAGAATAATTTGCCTTCAGGTCCACCGAAATATCCACTTGCCCCAGCAATCATATTACGCAATGCAACTTCACAGGCGTTCCATGTTGCCACTACTTCATGGTGTGTTTCTCGGTAAACTTTCACGATGTGCTGTGCTTCTTCAAGGGTCATATCAACCCCCATGAGTTTCGCATAGTTCATAAAACCTACTGCACCTGTGCCATAGATGTTAGATAATAGCGATGCTTTACCAGCAGGGCGTTGAATACTTGCGTATGGTTCAACTCCGCCTTTAGCTAACTTCTTAATCTCAACTGGGTCGCCACCGTAAATCAAGCTTGCTTGCTCTGAGTATGGGTCTCTCCCTTCTAAGAACATTTTAAGCGTTGCATGGTCGCCCGCAATATAACTGCCGGTGCGTAACTCAATCTGTGAGCTATCGAACACAACAACTTGGTGTCCGGGCGGTGCACTAATGGAACGTTTTAAAGCATTTGACTGCCCTTCTTTTCGTCCACTGCTCAAATTTTGCACATTAATCCCTCCGCTGTTGTGAACAATATGCCCATCTACCCAATATCTATGGTGTTTACCACAGTTTAAGATGTCATACACAGGCATTGTTCCTAGTGAGATTTTGTCGGTGTTAAACTCATCTAGCTTATAGTGGGATAAAATTTTATTCCACTCAGTCTCTGTAAGTCTGCCACGTGCAAATTCATTAGCTTTATAATAGTAGGTACGGAACTCCATGCCGTCTATTTTTTCTCGTACTTTATCTAAGTTAGGCATCAGATAAGCACGGTGGTGGTATTTATCAAACCGATATTTCGCTGTAATCGTCCACAGTTTAGCTTTCTCAGATTTTGCTTTACCCAGCTCAATCTCTTTTCTATCTTCTGTGAATACTACATGGTCTTTAGTGCCAATTAAGCCATCATAATGAATGACTTTTCGCTCGCCCTTATAGACTAAGCCATCATGTTCTACGAATGACTCACCGTCATAAACTAAATCTATGTTACGTAAATCACGTATGTTGATTGTTCTCATTCCATAATCGGGGGATTGAACAATTATTTTTGAATCACCGATAAAGCAACCGCCTAGTCGGTGTGTATGTGCTCCGCTCACGGTGTAGGGCATACCGAACCCGCATCCAATCTTTGCAATCGCTCTAAACCGCTCGGCTCTAGATAACTCAATACTAGAACTCATTGCAAGTTTTGTTCTAAATATATCCCCAATCTCGTCCATGCGTTCGCACATCTCGATAACTGGTGGGAATGTTTTAGAGTAGCAAGGTTCAATTCTTTCCTTCTTCTCACTGTATTTACTCGGAATGATGAAAGTGTAGTCGGTATCTTCATCAATCTCATGCTCAAGTTTTCCACCTAAACTCTGTAAAAACTCCGTGAACTTAGGAACACTTCGGCATACTGAGCGCAGCTCCGCTTGGTTGCCATTGAAATATTTATTTGCTACATCTCTAGCACGTTTTTCATCTCGTTCATGAATACGTTGTATTTCTTCTTCGATAATCGGCAAGTCTAAATACAAGCTCGGCTCGATGTAACATTTTAAAATCATATCCCCGTACTGCATTTCATCGGGTGTAATCATTTTCGTGAAGTATTTAAATGCTTCTCGGGCAAGATGAACATCGTTGTTACAATACTCAACATAAGCCATTAACAACTCATGCCCACATTGTACTTCGTTGGGGTCTGTCGTTGCTTTTAATGCTAAATACGGTGTGCCATGATATGCATTATAAAGGTGCATGCCTAATGCTGACTGTACTTCTTTGCCTTTAGGCGGAACAGGAACACCATTAGCCTGTAATACTTTTGCAATAGCTCCTAGACTTGCCCCTTCAAATACGTGAGCAGCTGTAACCCGAGCCATCGCCATTGTGTCGGTATAATATCGTGCTGTATGTCCGAATCGTGCACGAATAATTGTGGCATCGAAAGCGGTGTTCTGTGCGTTTAACACAGTGTTATCCCAATCAATGCCATCTAAAACTTCTTTAATCTTCGGATAACCAATTACATTTTTAATCGGCTCATCATTGATTGAGTATGACATCATTATCGGTTGAAACCGTCCGTCCATGATGTACTCAATCATTGTCATCTTGCTTAATGAATACTCACGGTCATAGTAGGTCTCAAAGTCCACTGTTAATACGTTCATGCGTGTTCCGCTCCGTTATATGCAAGAATGTTTTTAATTAGTTGCTCCAGCTCGTCAATGTTATCTTCATCGATGACTAGAGCCACTCCGTTACATTCAATAATCTGTTGAATGTTCTGTGCTTGTAATGCTGTTACACCGTGTCGGGTGTGTTTACTTTTTGTTTCAACCGCAATAAATTTACCGTTGCAACAAGCGATGAAGTCAGGAATACCACTGCGGTTATACCCGCCTGTTACTGGCATAAACCAATAAACCCCATAGGTGTCAAAGATAAATTTTACTTGCTCTTTAACTTTGCCTTCAGGTGTCTTAGCTGTTTTCTTCCGCACTGGTTTCTTTGTTTTAACCTTCGTGCTTTTAACTGGCTGTAACATCTCCATTAACTTCATCATGGTGTCGCTCCGCTGTTAATTCTGATACTTGTTGTTCAAGTCGTTTAATTTTCTCAAACGATGACTTCTGCATCTGTGCAAGTTCATGTTTCAAGCTCAAGATTGTCTCAATTTTCTCTTGTACCAGCTCTCGCAATTCAGCATTTTCTTTTTCTACTCTTGGCAAACGCTTTAATACTTCTGCATGGTAGATATGCATCATGCGTGGGTCTACTTGAACACACTCCATATATCTGTCGTTCGGGTCAAAATACTGTGGCAACTCCGCACGTTTTCTCTGTTTGTGCTCGTTGATATAGTCTACATAGCGTTCCTTAAACTTGTCATACTGTTCTTGGGTCACGTTTGCTAGACTTCGCCATATATTGCACCCATAACGCTGACAGTTAATATCAATGCCGAGTTTAACACCGCCAACGCAGTCTCGACTTGCGTAGGAATAACATGCACTTCTAAAACTGGCGTAGGTTGTTATCTCAGGGTCGATATACCTGTTTCTAATCATGTAGTAGTAAATCATGGCGAATGTCCATTCTCGTTTGCTGACCGTAAATGTTTTAGAACGGTCTGAGAATGAACGCTCGCCCACACGTGCTCTAATATTAGATGCATAGAGCATCTGTTTTAGAGTCTTGCCACGTGCTTTTTTATAGAATGTAGCTTGGGTGTAACCCCAAAAATGCATAACCATTTTCGGAGTCCACCACTTGCCATTCACTAACTCTGCATTAGCAGGTACTCTTAACTCTGTGTCTGACATTCTTCAACTAGCCCCAATTCAAAGATAGCGTTCTCTGCTTTGGTGTGTAGCTGTAAAATGTTAGCCATAACCATATCCACAGTGAGAACACGGAGATAACCATATAAATCAACACCGATACGCTTGTTCGGCAATTCTTCTAAAAAAGTCATGAGTTGTTTAACGTACTCATTTAGGCTTTCTTCGGTTAAATTGTCAGGGAGTGTGGGTGCTCCGTCCATGTATTGACTGGCAATATCAATGGATTGTTTTGTTTGCTGTTCCAGTGATGTGGTTAAACTGCTTTTGTATGTATTCAAGAGTGTCGCTGTCAGGGTCAATTTCATTTTTGTCCACCATTACTAATCGTACTTCATTATATTTAGGGTGTGTTAATACCGTAATCCACGCACCTTTTCGGCTTGTGTCTACTGCATAATCCCATCCATCTTGACTGCCCATTGTCGAGCCGTCCATGATTTCTTCTGCAACTGCTCGGATAGTGTTAGAGAAGTCGATTCTGTTGTCAAACTGGTTGTCATTTGTATCAACATAGGTTTCGATTTCTCTAATCTCAGGCAAGCGTAAGTTTAGCTCATCTTTCAAGAAGTCTTTGGAAAATTTTATTGTTGCGTTCATCGCACCGATGATTGCTTTACCCGCCTCTGCACTGACAATCATGTTGCCATCAAATGCATTGTCGTTATCTAACATCTTATCTAGTGCATGCATAGAGTCGTTACCGTTCTCCATAACATCTCGTATGTGTTCTTTTACTGCATCGGAATTGAGTACAACAAACGATAACGCTTTACCAAAGGTTTCACGCAAGCAGTTAGTATACGCAATTAAAATATCTTGCACATCACTTTTTGTGAAAGTTTCTTTGTTTGCTAGTGCATCACGGTCAATCATTTTTCGTGGCATAATTAAATCCTTCTACTAATTTATCCCATACATCGGGGTTTTGTTGGTACATTTTACGGTATTTACCGATTGTGATATGGCTACAACCATAAGCCTTAGCCATTTCAATATTGCTGTTATAGCGGAGTGAGTTGTGTTTCAGCCATGCAATCACTTCAACTGCCTTAGCGGTGTCCACATCACATGGAAAAACATGTTCAGGGTTGATACAACGATAATCCCCACATGTATTACAGTAGCGATACTTCTCAGGGAAATCTCTGTCTGGCTCGGCTTTCATCACCATAAAGCGTTTAACGCTGTTGTAGAGTGCTTTACCCCCCTTGAGCCGAACTTGAATGATAGGACTTCTATGGGCGAATCGCCCTGTCCATATCATACAACCACGCTCATTCATTTCTACCTTGCTATCGATTGCTGACTGTATCGCTTGCACCGAGTCCACATCGTATAGCTCATCAAATTTTGCCATTGTTCCCCCTTATAGGTGTTCTAATCCGTCAGATGTCAGAATCAATGCGGAGTAAGTCTCGCCATCGTCTGCACGTGGTCGCACAATACCTGTGCCATGATAAATGCTGTAGCCTTCAACATAGACGGTTCTATCTTCTTCATCGTCATACCAGTCGTCATCATCGATAACCATACAATTAATCACTTCTAACCCTGTAATCGGGTGTCTGTATACTCTACCGCCATGGTCGAACAGATTAGCCCATGGGTCGATGAATGGTGCAACGAAGTGACCGAGAATGTCGTCATCTTCTTTGTTATACCACTTGCCGTCATTATCGGTGCGACCTTCATTGTAGTAGTCACGTAAGTTATAATCGCACTCTTCAGCATTTTTTAGATTATCATCTAGATGATTAGCCTTGATTGCATAGAAAATTCTGTCTGTCGGTCTGCCATTATATAGACAGTTTCTAATCAGGTTACATGCTTTCTCATTACCATATGATTTGCCATACATCAGCTTAGGTGTGCTGTGGCTGCTGTAAGATACAACCGCACGTGTGATGAATGGGTACTCGGTTGCATCGTCAATCTCGTCAGGGCTGTATGTAGATACTAAGCCTAGACGGAAATCAGGTGCATAGTCATACCCTTGTAGTGGGTGGATATACTTGCCATTAATCTGACTACCATAATGCTCAGGTCTATAAGCCATGCATGAGTGCAAATTCTGTGTGTCACTTAGAGCTTTATAATGCTCATAGTAGTTGTTGTCAGTGAAGTACATCCATAGACTACCAGTGTTTGCCTTAATTTCATTTGCCATTAATTTAACACGGTACTGTGTCCATGCTTCTTTAAAACACTCGTGATTAAAATCAAAACACTCCGCTAATTCTTTGTTGTTCTTGATTAGGTTTATCGTTGTCTCAATGATTAATGCAAGGGCTTTTGTATGTTTAATCGCACGTGGAATCTCAATCATTTCATTGATAACTTCGTTGTTGGCTATTCCATTTTTTATTTTATGGACTGTAATACGAAACGCACCTTTTGTAGTGGTATCAGTAAATGATGCATCTACACAGTTAAAACATCGTGGTAAGAGTACATCTGATGCACTGTCTAATATAGCTGAAACCGCATCAATCATTGCTTCACGCACAATATTTATAATTGCATTTGTATTACAATTACTGCCTAGTTGTAAAGGCTCGCTCACCATTTTATAAAATACACGTTGCTTTTCTGTTACATCTTCTGATGTTGAAAGGTCACGTGCTCTGCTCATTGAGGCATTAATATCTTCTAACATCTCTTTAACACTAGGCATTTTCAACTCCTTCATCTTCTAAAGTGAAACCATAAGCCACGCAAATATCTAAGAATGATGACCCATAATATCCGTAACATGCTGTATCTAAGTCGTAATAACATTCAATGCCACCGTGTAGAATACAGTGTCGCATGAAGTCTGTGTCCACTGCGAACAAGTCTGCCAACATATCAGGCACTGGCTCGGTCATTTGTGGGTTATCAGGTTTAGTGTATGTGCTAGACTTAGAAGAATAACCGTAGCCATAAGAATAGCCACTACCATATCCATAACCGTAGTCGTATCCCTTGCCATAATAACTGGGTAAGTTAAAGTCACCCGCCTTGCGTTCTGCTTTAGCCTTGCTCCAATCAACCTTGCGTAATGCATCTGCCAACTGGTCAAGATAAGGCAATAATACTTGCTCGTCTGCCGAGTGTGCATTAATGTAGCCACTGGCAATGTTTACATTCTCAGGGATAACTTCTGCGAATGTTGCCACATCAGTGTAAGAGCCACGATTAGATAACTCATGCCCCATGCCTAACTCATCAACAAGCCACTGTGCAAACGCTTTACTTGCACACTCGCCCACTGACTGTTCGTAAACCATATCTTTAGTGCCACGACGGTCAATTTCAAGTGCAAAGTCATACTGTTTTAAGAATGGCTCTGCATGTTGTAATACTGCTTCTGCACCTACACCGCCCACTTCTTCGCCTGTGGTAAAGCAATATCCACCGAGTACACCGCTTGCCATTAAGTTAAGCATCACGGCTAAACCCGCTCCGTCATCTGCACCTAAGCATGCCACATCACTGTTTAACACATTGCTTTCATCGATAAATGCCACACCGTCACGCACTGATACATGTTTGCGTGTTAGTTGCACCTTGTCTGAGTGTGTCGGTGCTCCGTGTCCGTAGCGTGTTTCTGCAAAGCCTGTGTCACGGTCTACTGTGTCATAGTGTGCCACGTATAATGTCTTGCCGAAGTCATTATCTTTAGACACATCAAACATAAAATTGTGATAACCGTGTCCGTTACTGTCGCTGTTAATCACTTTCGTTGCCACTGTGTAGCCCGCTTTCTCGAGCTGTGCCACAATTTCTTGCAATTTAGGAATCAACCATTCTTTAGCAAACAGTGCGATACCTTGACTGCGATACTGTCTGCGATAGCCCATAATCTGACTGGCTAACACTGATGGTGCGTTGCGGTCAGCTGGGAATACCCAACCTTTAACGCCTTCTAATTTTTGTGGCTCATACTTTTTATAAGTTTTGTAGTAAGTTGTTCCTGTTCCTGTGCTTGGAACGGTTGTGCTTGGCGTTGTTGTAACAGAATTTGTAACTTTTTGCGAAGTCGCTGGAGTTTGAGCTTGCGTTGTATTTCCGTTAGTTGTTTGAGCTGGTTCATTTGTTGCACCTAATTTTTGTTGAGTCGTTGAGTTAGTCATTTAAATTTACTCCTAGTGATTCTGCACGTTGTTTAAGTTGTTTAATTTCATCATTCTTGCGTTGAGTGATGATTTTTATATATTCAATTCTTGAATTAATCTCGCTATTAATTGCATCTTTAATTGCTCGAGCATTAAGGTTGTCATCGGATAATCCGAACTCAAGCGATACATAACCGCCCAATCGTTCCGAATATCGCCCTGTGCCCTGTCCTACTCCGTTATCGGATATGATGCAATGGTCATACCAATCTTCTTCTTCAGATACCCATGTCCGCTGACTTAGTTTAAGCACTTCTCCTTTTTTAAGGTTGTATGGCAAGTCACTTGTGTTAATATCTTCACTTGCCCAATTAATCACAGTCGCCATGTAGTATTCACGACCAATCTCATCATAGAAAGGCGTGTCATCTACCGTAAAATGTCTGCGACCACCGTCAATGAAAGGCACGATATAGCGTGGTGTTTTATGTCCGTCTCTAGTAAACGGAGCTGATGAACGATAAGCACGGAATTTAAGCCCGCCAGCGTGTTTTGTTCGTAATGTTCGTGCCACATAGTGACCGGCACTTTCTTTGCCATAATAGCGTGAATAACACCATTCACCGTCAATCTGATAAATAATCACTCGACCGTCAAAGGCATATTCTTCTTCATCTGCAATTCTGCTCGGTGGCACTGTGCTGACTAACCCTAGATAAAAATCACCGCCCGAATATCCTTCAACATTTGCGGTAAATACGGCTGACTTGAGATTGTTGTCATCAATCTTTTGGAACTCGTCCTTAACATCATGCTTAACAACATAGCCCGCTTTTTCTGCTAACGTTGGATTACATGTCGTCAAGTGCGTGAAGTCGCCAAAGTGCTCCGCCCCATGCGTCATACACGATGATAGGTCGGCTTTTTCTTCCAGTCTCGCATAGTGCTCCGCAATATACTTCTGCGTTTTATACAGATATACTCGCTCTGCTGTGCCAGCGATTGCATTTAATGCTTCTTTTAAGTGTTTTTCCTGTATTTCAAATCCGTTAATGAACGCAATCATTCTCAAGAAGTTAGGCATTGTCATTACATCATTCTTGTTAATCTTGAACACTTTACGGCAATACTTCTCTACATCTTCTGCTAACTTGTCAAAGCGTGTGTGATGTACTCCGTTCCACTTCTCAATCACCTTTACAATCATTCTCACTTGACTGTTAGAGGTATCCATAAGTGGATGCTCAATCTGAGCCGGTCGAAAATTGCTAATTGTAACTGTCTTTCTTGTTGCACTGACTTCACCAATAAAAGACGAGCCATACCACGTTGCAAGGGTGTTAATTTTTGGACTCCATTTGTCATTATTGAACATGTTAGTGAGTGTCACTCGCACATCTGAAAGGATAAACTCGCCCGCTGACAACTCTTTAACCAGCTCAACGCTCGCATTTAACTCTTTATCTGACTTTAACTGTCTATCTAATTGCATGATTAATTTCCTTAATGAAGTTAGGGTGCATAATGGAGCACACAAAGACGGTCGGAAACACTACTAACACTCACCGTCAATGCATACTCTACTATGCACCCTAGTTAATTTTTAATTGTAATACTTATACACTGCTAAACCGTCTAACACATAGTATCCACGGTCGCTGTCGTATCGTGCATATTCTTCATGCACCCAATCATTTAAATCTTCTACATAAATCATATCTTCTTCATCATACCAATCACCACTTACTGCACACTCATGTTCTTCACGTGTAGATTCCCACTCCATGAAACCGTTGCTCGGACAGCATGCATAATATCCACCTTCACAATCTTCATCACGGTCAGTGATTCTTACAATTCTCGCATCAATGCCCGCCGGTGTTTTGTTCTCGTCTGCATAGCCTACCGCTTGCACGGAATTTAAATATCTGTCCGTCACATCGTCCGAGCCGTCAATGTATGGTAGAATATTACGACCGCCCACTTCATAGGCATATAACTCCATGCCTAGTGGTGTTGATTCATCAACATATTCACCAAACACATTCCACCAGTCTTGTTCACTTGAGCCATACCAACGAGCAACTTCACGATAGTTTGAAAATGCTCGGGCAATGAATGGTACTTTGTCATGTACTACACCTAACACTTTTTCAGGTGGTAGTGTAGACACGCAATACATCACGTTATCTTCATGTTCGTAAGCACGGAACGGATGTAGCCACACTTCTTTACCGTCTTTGTTTGTTCTAATATGTCGGAATTTTGCAAAGGCTGAGTTTAAGCCGTTCTCCGTCATGCACGATTGCGTGTTCGTTCTACTTGCAATAAGACAAGCAACTTCAGGCATGCCATCATGGAGTGCGTAAAGGTGGTAGTCCTGTTCTTTAACTTCTTCTAATACTTCTTTCAGGTGGTGTTCTGCTAATCCTACTGGTTTTAGCACGGCATGATAAATCCATTTAATCACCTTGTCTTTAGTCATAGTGCCGTCAGATTTACAACCGTATCTTTTAGGCATCACTCCGTTTAGATATGTATCTGCCACGTGTTTTGTACGTGTATCTTCAGGTACTTTTATGTCAGTATCTTTCACAAAGTCAAAACTTACCAGCTCGATTGATGCAATACGTTCACCGTAATTGTCACGGACTACTTTATACCATGCTACAAGGCACTCACCATAGTCTATAGTATAGTCAAGCTCATACTTACTGAGTTGAAATTCTGCTTTCTTCTCAAGTTGTTTGAGTGCATTGTGTAAGTCCATGCCGTCTACTGTACTTGCTCCTACATAGCCGAGATTAATCTCGGTGCGTAAGAATGACTTTTTAAAGTCTACATTTTCATAGACTTTTTTAGATAGACCCATTTGTCCTTCTAATTCTAGATTCAAATATTTCATAGTGTTTCCTTATTTGAGTGTTGTTAATTAATAAAGGTGCACCCTAGCTATGGTGTTAAGGTGCACGATTATTGACTAACTAATTAGTCTTGTTCGTCTAGGCAACTAAAGAATTTAGTTTTACCGTAGACTACTGACCCGATTTGTTGTCCGTTGTCATCAATATGTTTAACAACGACCGCACCAAAGTCAGTGTTCGTGAGTGTTACAAAGCCACCACTGCCCGCAGTAGTTGGTCGGGAAAATGTTGTCATTGTTCCCGCTTGAAAGGCTTTTTGCACATCACGTAGCAAGGCATCATTCTTGCCTAATGTTGCTAATAATCCGGCTCGGATTTCATTATCCTTACCAGTGCCTAGTTTTAAGTGTGCTGTGGCGTCAATGTTAATTTTTGCCATAACTTGTTACTCCATTTTACTAATTAATAAAATGCCCGCACTGTGAAGGTGTCGGGCGGTTGTATTCTGACTACTCCGTTACTGGAATAATCAAAAATTGCTTCTTGCACTTGTCGAACATGTCATTCACTGCTCGATTTAGTGCTCCATAATAATCGAATCCACTGTCCGACCATGCACTGTCAGGGTGCTTGAGTATATATTCTTGCTCGAACCATGACCCGATTGTATAACGCTTATTTGCAATCACACGTAAGTGGCTCGGATACTGCGGGTCGCTCCCTGTTATTTCTTTATGGGTAAATGTAATTCCACATTTATCTAGCACTTCAGCCTTTCCAATAGCTGTGCCGATTGGTGCACCTTGTTTTGTAAGAATTGCGTATTTCATAATCATTCTCCTAGTAGTCAGGTGTAATTAAGGCATAGATAAACATTGCAACAGTACATGATGCAATCGCTATGATTAGAGCGGAATAAAACATGCTCTTAATCACTTCTGCTAGGTTATATTTCCAGCGGTCTTTGTTCATGATGACTGTTGGCTTTTTAAAATAGTTTTTCATAGTGTTTCCTTTTGTGTTAGTTAGTGTTTAATCATAGGCTTTCCATATCTCATAACTACAGAAAGCCCATTGTTAAAAACTAGCCTTTAAGAACTCGCTGTACTGGTAGACGGATTAATCCCTTGTAATTGGTTTCGTCTTAGTCTACTCGTTTAGTGTGCACGATAGGGTTACGTTGTAGTACAGATTGCTGGTTTAATCCAGTTGCTATAGTGCACAAGTGGACGGTATACCACTGTTCAGGTAGTGTATCTGCTAGAATACTTGAGCTGTCGCCTTCTTCATTATTGCAAATTCTTTCCCTTTACTTCTTACTAACTATGCTTTATTTGTTCTTGTTTACCGCTTACTTGAGCCAACGCCTTCAACGTTCGCAAGATACAATAAGGGCATAGTGTTCAACCGTTTTTTGCCTAATTGTTAAAGAGCTAGAAGGGCGGGCATTGTTGCCGTTCCTTATTTACCGCCTATTATAATCTACTTTATTTTAACTTGTCAATATCTTTTTTAAAATATTTTTAAAGTTTTTTATCATTTGCTTACTTTTTAACCTTTCTTGATTTTTAGGTAAAGTGCAAGATAAAAGCCTTTTAAAGCTAAATCATAGATTATATTTTTAAAGAGCGGGCGGGATATGTTCCCTTATTTGTCTTATATGATACGCTTTTTATTTTCTTTGTCAACATGTTTTTTAAAAATATTTTAATTATTTTGATTTATTTGCTTAAACTTTGAGCAATTAAGCGGGAATTATTAGCAAGCGGGCGGGAAATGATAGGATAACCAGTGCATAGGCAAAAAATAGGCTTTTATATTGCATCAGGTATCATATAAAAGAAGTTAAACAGAAAGGCAAGTTACAAAATGCAAGGGAACATTTGCAAGAAGTAAAAGACAAGCGAAAATTAATCATTAGAAATTCTAATGCGAAAATTTATGGATTAGAAAAACTAATGCGAATTTGAGAGTGTGGCTAATTGAGAATTTTTATCATTTAGGTGTTAGGGTGTGATGATTTTCAGAATGTTGAGCTAATTGAGAAGAGTTATCATTTAGGTGTGTTGGTGTGTAAGGTGTTAGGCAAAAATGCAAAAAACAATGGTCTAAAATTGAGTTGTTAGTTAATAGAGAAAATTGCTTTATTAAATAACTTGCAACTCCAAAATCATTTAAATATTTTTGCTATTTTAGAATATAAACCTTTTAGAATGTAAAAACTTTATCTTTACACTTTGCCAATTTTAGCAATTTTCAAAAAATCACGTGTTAGTGCACACTAACACAAAAGCACATCAATCGATTAAAAAACAATCACTTTTTTCAGCTTTTTTCACGTTATTGAGAGCAATTCTCAATTAGCTTAACTTTTCGATTCTCAATAACCGCACTTCAAAACTCACTCTATTAAGAATAATTCTCAACAAATAAAATTATAAGATATTATAAGAAAGTTTAATAAGCACTATAGAAAGTTTTAATATTTTAAAAACTAAAGCTTTAATTCTCAATAATCGCACTTCAAAATTCACTCTAATAAGAATTAATCTCGTTTGAGTGGTAAGGCAAGCAAAATTTTTGAAAGCATTGAAAAGTGTATCGGCGTGAAGTTGTAAAAGCTTGCAATATTTCAATCTGCTTTAATGATAGGACGCCCAAAGAGCAGGGCAAGCCTTGCACCATAGCACCAAAGAGTAAGGCAAGCGAAAGAGTGAAAGAGTGAAAGAGTTAAGCAGTCAAAGGCTAACAATTATTAATAGCGATACAGCGTGGGAGTTAGGCAGTGAAAGAGCGGAGCAGATACCCCCCTATGGGAACTTTGGTGTTAAAGTGTGTCGGGGTTTTGCTATCAAAAGGGGTCACCTTTAGATATAGAGTCAATTTTTCAGGTGGGTGAAAGGTGTCTCCACACCAACGCACCGACACGGCATATCTTGCACCTTGACACCATAACTGCAAAAAGCTCACGCACCGACACCCCCCTGCTGGTAAATCTAATTAACCATTTTGAAAATGTCACTCCCGAACCTACCCCCTCCCCCTCTTATATTGCATCTGTTTGCAGCTCGAAAATAGTGCTTGACAAAATCCCCAACCTGTGCCACAATACAACTGTTTTAAGCCTCTTTTCTAGACTTTAAACTATTTCATGAGAATTTCCTTTTAATAGTAAGACACCCCGGAAGCCGAAACCGGGGTTCTTTATTTATGCTTTCGATATATTTATATATTGTATGCATCAGTATTTCACACACCTACACACCTGCATTTATATATTCCTTGCAACTACACACCAACACTGGTAAACTACTCACATACCAAAACAAGAGGAATAAATCATGCCTACCAAATTTACAGAACAAGATGTCGCAAGACTCATTCAACTATGGAATGCCAACCTTTCAGCAAAAGATATTGCACTTGAGATGGGGCGTAGCTTCCATAACATCAGAAATAAAATTAAATCGTTGCAAAAGAAAGGTGAGATTGCAGCTCGCTCCACTACAAACAAAGTAGATGATACCTTTGTTGAAATTACTGCAGCGGCACACCAACTCCCGATTGAAGTTGTTAAGCACTTCACCACATTATTTACCGGTGGGCAGGAACGTGTAATTGCGGGTACTCAACAATGCTGCGAGGCATATACCCGTCAGAATGGCTATTGTTATTATTTACCTGACCGAGTTAAGCTAACATTAGACACCTCACCGTCAGGCGTTGTGCCGATGCAAGGACACAATGGAGAATTGATTCTCGTGTGCCAAGCCATTGCCAATACACGTAAGACAATGAGCCATGACGGGTTCATTAATTTATGTAAGGCTATTGCAACAACATTTGCATAAAGCTATAATAGGAACTGTAGCGTGTGAGCCATACGTTACAATTCCTTAGTAAAAAGTATTTGGATGTTGTTTTTCATTTGCTGAACCCTGCAACTGAACATTTTTCTTTGCAGTCGTTCAGCACTTTTTTTACCTCAGGTTTACCAGATTCTACCGGTGCAATACTCACACCCGCATTACATGTAGGCTGTACGCAGTAACACAAGCAGAAGTCCTCAGAGCTGCCAACTTGTTGTGGAGCTGGATTTTCTTTGGCTTTTACAATCGCACGTGCACCCTTCTCACAATTCACCACTAGGCTATCTTTATCAACAGTGATATACTCAAGATAACAATTTTCGAGAATGGCTTCCTTAACTTCGCTATTTTTATTGCTATAATGTTTAGGGCAGCACTTCAAGAAGCGGCAGTTTTTAAAGATGCAGCCTTTCTCGAACTTGCACTGAGCGTAGAACACACAGTTCTCAAATTCACAGTATTCCGGGAATGTTGTTCCGGGATTAAAAGTTTTACCTTTGTGTACTTGTTGAAATGCCATAGAGAGAAATCCAAATGAATGATGAACAAAAATATTCGGAAGAACTGATTTATGGAATGTATAAACACATTCACATCTCAGAATTTGTCCGTGATTTAATTTTATATGGTCCGGGTCGCGTCGTCGAGGTTTGTGATACCCACAACGTGAGTGCGGAAGAATTTGAAGAAATTGTAGAGCTCCCTTCATTTAAAAAAGAGATGAGGGAGATTCGTGCATTAGTTGAGGCATCACCGAATGCACTTATTCAACTTAAAGCAAGATTAATTGCAGAGCAATCGCTGGAGCAGTTGCATGACATTATTAAAATGGGTGCTCGTGACAACGACAGAGTTAATGCAGCTAAACTCGTGATGCAGGTGGCAGGGGTGGCTGAAGCAGGTCGCCTTGGCACAGGTGAAGAAAGTAATAAGCCGCAGGCGAGCGGACTTGTGCTTAATGTTAATCTCGGACAGAACGGGGGACTTATTCCTCCATTACCTGCAGGTGAGCAGCGACCACTAAGACGAGTGGCAGATATTAAGAAGAATATCGAGGTGATTGATGTTAAGTGATGAAGATATTGTACGTGGTGCAGTAACAGGTCATCATGCACCGTCACACAATGATGAGGTTGGCTACGCCAGCGAGATGGGTGAGAACTATGCCCCTGTTGATGAGCAGCAGGCGGTCATGGGTGAGAATGACATCGGGTTTAACTATTATATGTACCCAACACTGCATAGAATGGCACTCAGTCACGCCCGTCTCAAGTTCTGCATAGGCCCCGCAGGAAGCGCCAAGACCTCAGGAATTATATGGACATTGCTGTTACAGGCTATTATGCAAGAGCCCGCAGCAGATGGAGTGCGATACTCCCGTGCACTTGTGGCACGTAATACTAACTCAATGTTACGCTCGACTACTATACCGTCATTTAAGACAATGGTGGGTAATCTGATGACATTCCGCACGGGGAGTTTCCCAATGATGGCTCACGCTAGATTTGAGTTAAATGATGGCACTAAGGTGCACTTTGATGTGGAGTTCTTGTCATTTGACGATGAGAAGTCGCAGAATAAGTTGTTGGGGTGTGAGCCAACATTTGGGTTTATTGATGAGTTGTCGGAGTTCCCCGAGTCGTTAGTATTTGCGATTGACCGTCGTCTTGGGCGTTATCCGTCAGGACGATTTGGTAAGGCAACATGGGTCGGGCTATTCGGGGCAACGAACGGTCCACTTAAAAATCACTGGCTCTATAGATGGTATCTCGGGGATAAGGATGACGAGTTTAAGATGATGTCTGAACGCATGGGTCGTCCATATTTTGAGTTATTCAGACAGCCGCCCGCTCTATTAAGACAGCCTGATGGGTCATGGGACCCGAACCCGATGGCGGAGAATATTGAGAATCTGCCGGGTGGGTATAACTATTATTATGCAATGCTTGGAGGCGAGGAGCAGAAGATTAAGGCATATGTGGAAGGTGAGTTTGCGGACTTGGTGACGGGTAAAGTAGTATTCCCTGAGTTCAACGAGAGCCGTCATGTCATCGACCAATTTAATGTGCCAGCAGGTGCACCACTTTATTTATCCTTCGACTTCGGGCGTACACCAGTGTGTCTAGTGGGTACTATGACTGCAGGTGGTCGTCTTATTATAGTAGATGAAGTGATGGGCGAGGACATGTCTATTGAGACGCTGACAGTCGAGCACATTAAGCCGACACTCAGACGCAGATACATTAATAACTTGGTCGAGGGAGCATGGGGTGACCCTGCAGGCCTTGTTCAAGCTCAGTCCGTTGATGTGTCACCATATGACATCTTATTAAATAATGGCATTCCGATTGAGAGTCCGGGTACGAATAAACTTCAGCCACGGATTGAAGCAGTTAAACAGAGACTGACAAAATTAGACTCAATGGGGCAGCCTCTACTGCAAATCACAAAAAATTGCAAATTTTTAATTGAGGCATTAAAATACAACTACATTTATGAGAATGTACGCGGTAAGAACGATGTTGTTCGAGATACACCGACTAAATCTCACGAAGGTTGGACATCAGATTTAGCCGATGCATTGCAATATATGGTATTAGGTATTAATATTAGCAGCCGAATGAGTAAGTCGAGCTCAAACAGAAGTTCAAGACGACATTCAAGATTTATCTAAAATAGGAGAGAAAGTAGTATGCCATGTCAAGGTAAACGACCACCACACGGCTGTCCAGTAGGCAGTAATCGTGGTAAAACACCAGCACATAAATAAGGTGGTGAACGGTGGGTAAGAAACACGACAGATTAGTAGAAGAGCTCGGGCAGTATGTCCGTGACCGCTTCGAGATTGCTAAAGACACGAAACGCGAGCAGTATGACATCCTGTTAGACTGTTTACGCCAAGTTCGTGGGGAATTACTCGCCTGTGAAACTCTTGACCCTGACATCGATGTTAATTTTAACATTACATCACCTATTGTTAAGGGTATTGTGGGTCTCATTCGTGATGTATTCGCTAACTCGATTGAGAACCCATTTGTCATTAAAGCAACACCGCAAGCAGACTTAGATGAAGCACAAACTAAGAATGTACTGCAAGCAGTGATGGCACAACTCCAACAGATGCCGATGATGACATCCGACATGCTTGAACAAGCAGCAGCGGAACAAGGTCAGGCACTCAAGAACGCAGCATTACAAGAACAGCAGAAATTAGCTGCTATTGCTGCTGATAAAATGGATTCATTAATTCAGGACAAACTTCATGATGCTGATTGGTTACGCCAGTTTGGTGATTTTATATATAACTTTGTGGTGTATCCTGCTGCTATTATGAAAACCCCTGCGGTTGTAATGAAACCGTGGAAGCGTTGGAACGGACAACGTATGGTTGTGGAGCGTAAGTTAATTCGTGCAGTAGAAAACATTTCTCCGTTTGATTTCTACCCAGCACCAAACGCACAGTCCGTACAAGACGCAGAGTATGTTGTGGAAATCCGCAAATGCTCACGTTCTGAATTAGTGGGGTACTACTCTGCACCGGGCTTCGATGGCGAGGGAATCCGTCAAGTATTGAAGGAACATCCGACAGGCTGGCTCGAAGAACGCGAGGACGGCAAGGACCATAACCCTGAAGTAGACACAGACCAATATGCCATTGGACTTGAGGACGACGCTCAAGGATTTTATGACTGTGTGGGATTCTATGGGGCAATCCGTGGCGAATTACTCGAGGAGTTCGGTGTTGAAGTAGGCTCTCCTGACATTTCTTACGAAGCAGAGATTTGGACAATTAATGATATTGTAATTAAAGCAGTGTTAAACCCTGACCCAGCTGGTCAGCGTCCATTCTATGTAGCATCATTTGAACCAATCCCGGGAGCATTTTGGGGTGAATGTCCAGTTACTCGTCTACGTGATGTACAACGTGTATGTACAGCAACAATCGTAGCAATGGTACGTAACATGGGACTCGCATCAGGTGTATTGGGTGAGGTAGAATCCGACCGTGTTATTGACGATGAAGATGTAAATGTAATCCTTCCTAATACTATTCGCGAGGTTAAATCCGTGATTGGTATGCAAGGTCGTGCTTACAACTTCTACACTGTACCTGATATTTCACACCAACTGTTAAATGTGTTCGAGCGTTTCATGCAATATGGCTATGAGACAATCGGTATTCCACGTGTGGCGTTTGGTTCGACAGAAAATATTGGTACATTGGGACGCACATCGGGCGGTGTGGCAATGGTATTAAACCAAGCAAGTAAATCAGTTAAGTTTGCTTTACGTGTACTTGAAGAAAATATCATTGAGCCAGTTGTTCAATCTTATATTGACTATGAGTTGATGTATTCACTAGATGAGACCATTAAAGGTGACATCCGAGTACACGCACGTGGCGTAAGTGGTATTGTGGAGAAAGAATCGCAAGAATCTAAACTACAATGGGCACTACAATCATTAAGCTCATATATGCAAGTGGTAGACCCTAACACCGGACAACCGATTGTTCCGCCAGCGGCAATTCAACGCTTGTTGTACCAAATCTTTAAGGTTAGTGGTATCAGTACTGAGGGAATTTTCCCTGACTTTGATTTGCAGTCTGCTGTAACGCAAGATATTCAAAGTTTGAACCCGCTGTATCAAGGTGGTACTATTGACGGTCGGAACGCTAGTGCAGGTCAAGCAATAGCGAACCAAAATAGTCTAACACCTAATTCACCAGTAGGAGGTATGTAGTGAGTTGTTACCAGCTTCACTTCGATGTCGCTATTGTGGATTCACATTCGGTGGAATCAGAACCACAGAATATTACCTTGTTAAAGACGGCAGTATTGCACCTTATGCATGAGGACCCGTGCGGAGCACCATTAGATATTTGTGTTCAGCGTGTGGTAAAATGTCAAAATGGGTGTACAATTAGTACATTCTTACATGATTTTCCTATTGATGCATGTGACCCAATTCTTCCTCCGGGCGAGTACCAAATTTCTGTGGGTTCAAAGATGACCATGTTAGCCAACGCTGTTGTTGGGGTAGATGTAATTTTTGAAGAAGTTTCACCTGAGTACGTGCAAGCCATCATTGCTAATAAAGCAGGAGGATGTTAATAATGGCAAAAACTAAAGTTTCACAGCAAGAAGCTGGAGCATTTAGACGCTTCCGTTCTTCTGCTGATGCAGGACAAATTAAGAACGTATTACTTCGCGAGTTAAATTTAACCCGTGATGCATACGAAGATACAACAGCAAGTGAAGAAAACCGTATCGCAGTAAATGCGGTTAAATCAGTGCTACGTGTTTTATTCGATGACGAGTTGGAGCGAATCGATGAGTAAATATGAATCAGCAGTTTCACACTTAGAGTTAGGGCAGAAATTAGTCGCTACCATGTTACGTGGTACAACTGATTCTTCATTTACCTTAATGCGTGGTGTTCCAGCAAACTGCGACAAACGTATGGAAGATTACTTATGGACTGAGGTTATCAAAGATGGTAAGCCGGTTCAATTAAGTTTAAGCAAGGATAATCCTTTAGAGATTACCTTACCCGGAACTTATAAGTTCAGAAATGACGGCACAGATGACGAGCAAGCCTTAATCGACATGACCGTATATAAACGTGTTGAATAGGAGATTATATGGCTAGTCAAGTAAAAATTGACGGCATCGTCCGTATGCTGAAAACAGTTCCTGCGTTTCGATTACTTCAAGAGTATATCTCAGAAGAATTAGAACGCGAACGTGAATTGTACGAGAACAGCGAAGCGAATGAGTTTCTGCGTGGTCGCGTATCAATCCTTAAAAAACTAAAAGCCGATTTGGAGAAATAACGAATGGCAGACTTCGACCAAACACAAAGTGAACTAGACCAATTCTTAGACCAGCAGTTTTCCCAACCTGCATCTGAAGAACAAGCTAAAGGTACTGAACAACCTCAAGACGATGAAGTTGATATTTCAGAGTATTTAACTGGTGATGAAGATGAATTACCACAGGAAGCACCTGCAGGTCTAACACAGCCAGCTCAAGCTGAACCAACACAAAAAGCAGCCGTTTCTAATGAGGAGCGATTAATTGCATTAGAACGTGAATTAGCAGCAACGAAAGCTCGTGCAGAAATGTATGAGAACGCAGTACGTGCTAACTATGAACGTGAGTATGGTCAGCAACAGCCAGCTGAGCAGCATCGCCCAACACTGGCGTATACAGATGATGAGCTTGCTGTAGATGAAAGATTTGAAGCCGACTATGGGGACGCAAACCCATACATTCAAAGTATCGCACGTAGAGTCGCTAATGACTTGTATCAACGTGCGGTAGTACCTTTGCAACAAAAATTAGATGGCGTAACCAGTCAGCTGGAAGCACAACGTGGTATCAACGACCAGAACCAAAAGTTTGCGTTTGAGACCGAATTACGTAAAGCTGTTCCGGATTTGGATGAAGTTGCGTTCTCTAATGAGTGGCAAAGTTACTTAAAACAACCTGCTCCGTATACCGGCGGTACAGTAACTATTGCACAAGTAGTACAAAGCGGTATACAATCAGGTAATATGAAGCAAGTGGTGGAAGTGATTGAGGACTTTAAAGGCAAACGCCAACGCTCTCAACCACAAACGCAGCAAGTTGCACCGGGTCGTTCACAGACCACGCAACCTGTTACAGCACCACGTGGACAGAAAGTGCTCAAGATGTCGGACTTCGAGCGAGCTACCGCTAACTTCCAAGCAGGTAAACTTTCATGGGATAAGTATCAACGTATCACAGATGAGTTTAATGCCGCGATGGTAGAGGGTAGAGTAAACACAAACCGATAACGTAGGAGTTATTAAATGCAAAACAAACCGGGTGGCGTTTTACCGTCAGCAAGTGGTTATCAAGTGTATAATGCACTAAACACCCCTATCTATGCAAAAGCGTTCTTAGCTCGCTTCTACGCTGACTCAATCGCAGGGTCTATTACCTCTCAGGATATTATCCCTGCTGAATTGAAACAGTGTGGCGACCAAGTTACTTTCCGCGTAGCACCAGTGGGTGAAATCTTCGATTACATTAACAACCAAGACTTAGAAGTTTCAACATTGAACACTGAGTTAAAAACCATGGTTGTTAAACGTGGTAAATACTGGAACTTAAAACTTTCATATGTTGATGAAAAACGTACTTGTAACATTAAAGAATATGTTAATGAGTTCATGGAAAACAGTACATTATTGTTACGCCAACACATCGACCGTGAAATCTTAACTGAAGTTCCGTTACTAGCTGACCCTTACAACAAAGGTATCAAAGCTGGTATCAAATCAGGTGCATACAACTTAGGTCAATTAGGTCAGCCTGTTGCCTTAAACAAAGAAACAATTTTAACTAAATTGTCTCACTTATCTACCGTTCTTGACGAGCAAAACGTTCCAGAGAAAGGTCGTTATGTTGTATTACCTACAATGGCGAAAACCTTGTTCTATACAAATCCGTTATTGAACAACGCTTGTGCAGCTGGCACTGGTAAAGCAATTCTTTTAAGCCAACAATTCTTAGATGTTGCTGGTTTCAAAGTGTACTTCACCAACAACATGCCTATGTACTTTGACCCGCAAGTGAACAAACAAACGTTCTTAATCTTAGCTGGTTTCAAAGAAGCGGTTGGTTTCATCACTCAATTAACAAACCAAGAAGTAATCGACAAAGACCCACGTTCTTTCGATAAATACTGGCGTGGTTTGACCATTTATGACTTCGATGTATTAACACCTGAAAAATTAGCTGTGTTATACGCAACCATCGAAATCGAGTAAGGAGTTAGACAATGGCTAAGTACAATATCTATCTTGGTGGTAACAAACGCAACGTAGCATCACAAGGCGATGCAATGTGGGATGCAGGTTTAGACCCAGCAGACCAACACGTTGAATATGCAGCTCACTTAAAAACTCGCCACAAAACAATGCAGTTCTACTATGACGATGGTCATGAACACATGCGTATGTGGTATCGCCAAAAAGGTTTAGGCGTATTACCAGTAGGTGACGAGTTAGGTGTTATCTTATTAGCAGCTGGTTCTTTTGTTAATAACATCGTGTTACATAACAAAAAAGCATTAGCAGAAGGCAAAATCACTGTTATCTTAAATGGTGTTGCAGGCGATGCTCCAGCAGACTTAGCAGCATTAGCTGACAAAGTAAAAGATGCTAAAGATAAATTAGCGAAAGCACAAGCTCAAGCTAATACAGACCCAACAAACGCTGGCTTAAAATCAGCTGTAACTGCAGCTAAAAAAGCAGTAGCAGATGCAGAAAAAGCATTAGCTGAAGCGAACAGCCGCGAAGTTGAAACCTTCGATGTTGATTTAACAAAAGAAGGCTACACTGTATTGCGTTCAACTGAGTTCTTACAATCTAACGGTGACATCACCATTAAGATTAAAGAGGGTTCATTATCAGGTGCATGTTTCACAGTATCAGCATCGGTAGAAAACCATAACGACCAACACGGTTGTTCATGCTACCAAGCTCCATGTGAGACTGTTTACCCGGACCCACAATGTGTACGCTTACCAGCATAAGCCAAGTACGAGGGCAGGGCTAGACCCTGCCTTTTTATTAACTACAAGAGAAAACAAAAATGCAATTAAATCGTAAACCCCTAGCCTTCGTTGATGAAAGCGGCTATGTAGTCCCAAATCCTACATTTACAACAGAATCAATCAAACACCTTAAAGGTCGTTTTGTTTACACACAAACAGATTTAAAATTTGCGATTGACGAAATGAATCGTAAACAGGAAGAACGCAGAATGTTAGCTGACCAACACTACGGCAGCGACTCTGTACAAATTCCAACAGACTTTGAGACCATCGAAGATGTAGAAGTAATCATGGATGGTCATCGTGAAACCGTACCATCAATGACCGCAGCACCTAACCGTCGCAAGAAAACAGAAGGTAAATCAGCTAAACTGATGATGCCTAACGAAGCTCCATTCCCTGAATCCCTAAATATGGAACAACGTGGAATGAACTTGACCGAAGAAGAACGTGCAGATATGCGTGGAATTGATGTACATGCAGCCGCAAAAGCTATGTTCGGAGCAGATAAGTAATGGCAATCACAGCAAGAACTCTAATTGAAGATGTATCAAGATACTTATCCGATTACGATGAAGATGAGTCCTATGTTCATTGGACAAAAGAGGACTTGCTGTCGTATTTCAAACGTGCAATTAGTATCGTTGCCATCACAAAGCGAGATAAGTTCACTCGCAAAACAGAAGTAAAATTAGTAGAGGGAGCATTACAAGATGTTCCCACTTCGTGCGAATCCGATATTAAAGTATGGGGATTAGCCGATGAAAATGGCGTGGTAAAGACCATTGCTAGAAAATCAAAACTAACCTACTACCCTACACTCGGCAGACCGGTGTGTAAAGGTAAGGTTAAAGGCGATACAGAATATAAACTAAGAAGCTATGAATATAGCGAGGATAATCCTCGTCAAATCGTAGTAGACCCGCCAGTACCAGCTGGCACTAACGCTACCCTTGTGATTTCATGCTACATGCCGCCTGATGTTACCAGTGAGGACAGCTCAATCGACTTAGGTGCAGATGCAGAAGCTGCAGTGTTTGAGTTCATGTTGTATTATGCATGGGGTGTAGACATCGAAGATAACGCCAACAGAGAACGCAGTGACAGCCATTGGAACAAAGCAATTCAGTTACTGCAATTATCTAGTGGAGCAGAAGCATTAGCACGGCAGGTTAGATAATGAAAACAATCGAAGATTTTGAACCATTCGTACTCGCCTACGCACCGTTCATTCCACAAGAGATTCTTCAACACGCAATCAGAGAGACTATCGTAGAGTTTATGCGAGAGTCTCGTTGTGCTTCTGACACACTAGATGTCGAAACACAAGAGAAGGTTGGCGATTACATGTTAGAAGTTCCTGACTGTCGTAGAATTGTGAAAGTCACATCAGTGATGGAAAGCCCTTTACGTTGCAGTGGTAGAGAAAACTGGAATCCACTTGTACAAGGCGAAGAAGCAGATTACACCATAGAACTGCGTCGTGGTGAACACCCTATTATCGTTCTCAATAATCCACGTAATAAACCAACTAAACTACGTGTAGATTATGTATGGGCAATCGGTCGTGATGACTGTGATGTGCCTGATTTCATCTACGATGACTACATGCAAGCTATTTTATACGGTACATTAGTACGCTTGGCAATGTTACCTGAACAGGACGCATTATTGAGACAAGTAACGTTATTCCAAACAAACTGGTTTAATGCATTACAACAAGCTAAAATAGATAAGACAGGTGGCAAAGCCCGTAGAATTATCGGAGCTAGCTTTCTTGGAAGAAGCGGTAGAGGACGATTATGGCTATAGTATTTGGCAACGCTCCGGAATCGAAATGTTGTAGAAATCAATGTCTACCAATCGCACCGGAGTATGAAGAAGTATGTTGCGACCCTTGTGACCCTTGCGAGGAGAAGAAGTGTCCGCCAACGACTTGTGCATCTAACACAATTAAAATTCAAGCTGGCGAAATTGAGCGATGCTTTTCACTCCGTCAAATGGGGTGTAATGGTCGTCCGATTCCAGCAATCAGAACTTGTTTAAGAATGGATATTCGCAGAAAAGGTTTCTGTAAAGTTCTACTTAAGATTACTCCATACAGAGTAGACCAAGAAAATGGCGTTTGCTTCGCTTGGGGTGACGGGTTCAAATCACTGCCGAAAGGCTATTATGAAGGCGACATCTATGTAAATGGTGAATGTTGCACACATGTGCTCTTATACATTCCGGGATGTCAAACCATCGTGGCAGACAGCACTCCAGTAATCGAAGAAGGCTGTGGCGGTATTGAATATAGCACTGGTTGCTGTGCAGTACCTCAGTACGATGAAGAAATTGAACAACCAACAGGAACATGCGATACGGGGTGTAGCGAATGTTAAACACTAAAGTATGGGGAAGATGTACAAAGGTAGCGAAAGCAATCACATCTACCGACACACAAATTACATTGCCAGTTGGTGACGGTAGCAAATTCCGCATCAACGACCAAGAGCATTTCTATTTAACACTGCGTAATGGCGGTGTTATGGAAGTTGTTAAGGTTGTAGCACGTGCTGGAGATGTATTAACAGTTGAACGTGCACAAGATAACACAACCGCACAATCGTTCGGTAAAGACAGCTGTGCATGTGTAGAGTGGAATCCACAGCAATTATGCGAGTTTGTTAAGAACTGTGCTGGTGGTTGTACAAACATCACACCACAGACATTTGTGGTCACATGCGGCACTTCAGTCACTGTAAATGAATGTGGCAATATCACAGCAATCAACGGGAGCGAAACATGTTAGAGTTTATTGATGGTTTCAAGACTAAAGTAGTTGGTCATGTACAAACCACATCCGACACAATCAATCTCCCATTTGCAGCAGCTAAAAAATTGAATGACATGGTAGAAGGCAATCACATCTACCTAACAATCAAATATCTTGACCGCTATGAAGTCGTCAAATATACCAAAGAAGGCGAAATCAAAAACGGTAAGATTGCTGTAGAACGAGATATTTTAGGAAAAGGTCGTAAAAACTTCCCATGCGGAAGCTGTGTTGTTGCAGATTGGAACTCCGTACAATTACGTGAGTTTATCTGTGCTAACAAGTGCTAAGGGGGATAAATGGCAAATTGTGAACTTGGATTAGTTCCACTAACATGCGACCGAACAGGGACTGGCTTCACCGCCCGTCCTTTAGACATTGAGAGCAACAGATTACATCTTGTAAAGGGTCACGCTAAACATTTCCCGCCAATCATCAACGGTCAGTATTTCTACGTAAGAATTAAAGGCTGTGATGGTTGCTGTGAAGTTGCAAAAGTAGTTGGTATCGATGAAGATGTATTTGAGTTAGACCGCACAATGAGTGCTAAGTGCACTTGTATCAAATCTAACACCATGGTTACTTATGAGTGGGATACCATGCAAGTAATCAAGGATATTGCAAACTCAATCGGCATCAATGTTGAATCACCATTAAAATATGACGCTTGCACACGCACACTTTCCGTAGATTGCAAAGAGTTATTCGCGAAAGATTGCGGTGGATGTGGATGTGGTGAAGGCGTACCAAATGGCGGTAACGCAGTAGCACCAGCTGGTGGATTACGTGGCGAACAAGGTGAAAAAGGCGAAGCCGGAGTCGGTTTAGCATCATTTACAATTACCGCAAGCGGTCAGCTGATGTATACACTAACTGACGGAACAACCCGCAGTGCTGGCGTATTACCAGTAGCGAAAGGTGCACGAGGTGAACAAGGTCCTAGAGGCGAATCCGGTGTTCAAGGTGATAAAGGTGATGACGGGAAATACCCTACCACTGTCAATATCGCAGATGGTAAGATTCGTTTTGTAATGTCAGACAACAGTGTATTGGAGACAGACGCATCTACTCTAAAAGGCGAGAAGGGCGATAAAGGCGATGCAGGACCTAAAGGTGATAAAGGTGATGTTGGTTATTCATTCCAGTATGTAGAGACCGAAGATAAGGCTTATGTATTTGGCGTACCTAATACTGTGTTTACAATCCAGTCGCCTGCAATGCCTAACGTTACATTAGGACCATACACGACTGCAGCAGACGGATTTGTAGAAATCCCTAAACCGCCAACATCAGGCAAAGCGGTACTTAAATTAATGGTTAAAGATGCTATTGTCGGCATCGGGAGAACAGGCTAAATGAGAATTGCTCAATTTTTTGGGTTAGTTCCGAAAGTCGCAGATAAATCACTGCCTGAAGGTAAATCAGTAATCGCAAACAACTTGGACATCTATGGTAATCATTTACAACCAATCAAACTACCATCAGATACAGGTATGCGGTTACTGACCTCTTGCGGAGAATTATTTACAGGTGAGCCAGTATCTATTCACAGAGCTGGCTCTTTGTATATTGCGTGGGACAAACTTGTATTTACAGCACCTGACTGGACAAGAAAGTTAGGGGAAACTACATTCTTATTTGTAGAGAATGGAAAACTTTACAGACAGTCTGCAGAGCGAATTTTAGCTAAACAATGCCCGATTCCAGTTGGTATCAAACGCCCTGAAAATGCAGAGGTACGTTTAGAGAAAATGCCAAAAGCAGGTTGTCCTAAAACTAAGATTAAACCACTGTGTATCGCAGATAATGACTGTGACAATGTACCACACCCGCCAGTTCCAACTGCATATTTATTCACGTACATCAACGCATGTGGCGAAGAATCAGCACAATCTAAACCATCTGAAGTGGTAGATATTGAATGGGGCGATGCAGCAAAAGTTACGGTTGTCGATACACCACCTGCGAACGCAGTAGCCCGCAGATGGTACAGAGCGGTCAGCGACAATGAGAACAACGCACGTTGGTTAATGGTTGGAGAAACTCCGATTAATCAAACTGAGTTTTACGACAACAACTGCCCATGTGATTTTTCATGTGAATTATCAACTGACACTCATGATGCTCCACCGGAGTGTTTAGAAGGCGTAGCTGCTATCGGAGATAACCTAACTGTTGTTTGGAGCAACAAACATTTTTGGGTTTCAGAGCATAACTTCCCACACGCCTATAATCTGAATAATGAGTATAGACTCCGATTCAGAATTAGAGGAATGTACGAGGTCACGCCACGCATCGAAGGAGATGTGCACTACACACTTATTGCAATCACAGAAGGCATGCATTATTCAGTTGCTACAGATGACCCTAATCAGGTAGAAATCGCAGAGATTGAACAGCGTTATAAATGCGTAAACTTCAACAACGTTTGCCAAGTAGACAGCGAAGTAATTTATTCGTCAGAGCAAGGCTTAGTAACAATTTCACCGCAAGGCGAACAGCTAATCACAGGCGAAATCGTCACTGAAAACGAGTGGTCAGCCTACGAGCCTCGTACAGTACGACTCACATACCACGACGATAGGATTTTCGGATTCACAAAAGATGGCGGATTCATCCTACAGATTGGTTCGGATAAGCGTAGAGACAGCGACTTCTCAACACACAATGTTGTGGTTCAACGTGGCTACACCGATGAAATAAGCCCATTTATCGTTGTAAACAACGGACACATCTATGAGTGGGGCAAAGGTGAAAATGCTGTGTATGATTGGAAATCGCAAACACAGATGATGGCTGGATTGTGGCGACCTGTAGCATGTAAAGTTGTGTCACCTGACTTTGACAACATCATGCCACGCGGTCATAGAGAAGCTAAGATTAAGTATGAAGAATGGCGTAGACAGAACCCATACGCAGATGACAAAGTGTTTTTCTGCAAGTATCCTGAGTTCCAACAACATTATTCACACTTAATTGGAAATTGCCCATCGGTTACTGTTATTATTTACGCAGACGGTAGAGAGTATTTCCGGAAGAAAGTTTATTCAAATAAACCATTCCTACTCCCTAGACGGTACAAAGCGATTGATTGGGCAGTACGTGTTATTGGCTCAATCAGAGTAGATGAGATTCACTTAGAAAGCTCAAGAGAGAGCTTACTAGGAGGTAAATAATGGTAGATTCAACACTTGGTAACAAAGACCGAGTAGAAACAAGCAATAACAACAAGAACCAAAATCAAGGTACTTGTGCATCGTCTTGTGGTGTAAACCAAGCATATGTTGAGAAAGGTGAAGCGACAGGCACTGGTTCTACACAGGTTAATGCTAACCACATTATTCAGTATCCACGGCAACCTAAAATGGACGATGGTAAGTGGATTGCCATCGGTTCGTTACTAGGTGCATTGTTAGGTAAGTTCGCTGATAACGGCACACTTAACAAAGCAAAAGACGCTGAGAATAAGTGGAAAGCAATTAATGAACAGCTAGCCGATAAAGGTCGTGAGCTGTGGGGCAAAATGCCTAATGAAGCTGCAGAAGCGGATAAGGCAGATAATGATTTGGAGAACCAGTATAACTGGAACATCGCAAGACGAGATGATGAATTACGCAGAGCTCAACAGTTGGACGCATGTAACGATGCAATTCACGAGAAGCTTTGTTCGTTCGCTCTCTGTGGCTATACACCTGATTATGACGGGATTACCGCTAGAATAAAAGCCGATGTGGCAGCTCAAACCAAAAAGCAACGTGAGCAGATGTGTAAGAGTTTAAACAGATACTCTGCTCGCCAGTGTTGTGGTATTGAGACAGCACTTGCCACTGCAGCAATCTCTACAACTGTTGGAGCATTGTATAAAGCTCGTGAAGATGAACGTGCTCGTGCATGGCAGATTAATGAAGGCTTGTTATTCAAAGCTGGCGAGCTCATTGAGAATCAACGCAATGGTCGATTCGGCTCCGCAGCGACAATGGATAAAACTGGTATTAATATCCAACAAACTCGCTATGCGAGTCACAACGACAATTACCACAAACTCGCAGCATTAGGTGCGGATTTCTTAACATCGGCTGGTAAAAACTACGCATGGCTTGCTGAGAGTTATCGTAAAACCGCAGATAAGATGTCAGGCGATTTAGCAAACTTAGGTGCATTGATTGCAGTGGTATTATCAATATGGTTAAGCAAGGACGCTGGCGAGAATAAATGTGGCGGTGGTAAGAGCAGTTACCCGGGCGACCCTACAACCAACTCAGAAACAGCCTTCTAGGTAAATAGCTATGACTGATAAATGTGCACCATACAACGTATGTAGAAGCTTAAAAGAAACTGGACAGAACGAGACAAAATCTGTTCAGTTTGATAATATAGTTCAACCTAAATGTTGCGAGAACAAGAAAAAATGAACTCTTTAGAAACTTTAATGGGATTGAATCGACAAGGTATTCCAGCTGATATGGCATATGCAGATGACCCAATGTTGCAATTAGCAATGCAGGGCAATGACGCAGCTATGATGGAAGGCATGGGCGTACCCCCGCTCGAAAATCCATATGAACTGGTTGGAATGGAGCAACCGCAAGGTGGCGATATTGGCAATCAATTAACACAGCAGATGCTAGGCGGACCAGCACCTCAGTTATCACAACCTGAGATTAATGCTCTAGCACAGTCGCTAGGCATCGGCACTCAGAACAATGACCCGATGACCGACCCGATGTATTCACCACAATACAACATTATGTCTATTCTTGGAGGTAGATAATGCCATCTTATGCGATGACCGGAAATGGTATTTTCGGAGGCTCTAACAACTTTTTAAGTATCCTAGGCGGTATTGGTAACGCTTGGGGCGACGGCATGACATCAGGTATGAATATGGGTAAAGCTATTATGGATTACCAAAAATCTGTATACACAAACCCATCAGCTACTCGAGCAGCCATTGCACAGAATATTGCTAATCAAGGAACAGCGGAAGGAACACATTATAGAAACTCTATTATGAACCCTATGCTTTCTCAGTTGGCTGGCGGTGGTCAGTTAATGGATTGGCAAAAGAGCTTACTTAACAATGGCTATGTGAACGTTGGACAAGGTGTAAATAGTAATACATCAGTACAGAATGTTGAAGGTACTCCAGTTGTAACACAACCCGCTACAACACCTGCTACAACACCAGCACAACCTACCGCACCTACAGCACCTACGGTTTACAGCTCAACGCAACAACCAGTAACACCAACACCATATAACCCGTATGGTAGCTTTGCATTGAACACAAACCTGACTGGTTATCAGAACAATCGTACTGGAATCCCATACCGCCCAACAGGAGCATAAGATGACACCACAACAACGTGCAGAACTCGATGCTAAAGTTGCAAGTATTTTAGCTAACACGGAAGCTAAAAACGGAGCACCTTTAGACCCAATCGAAGAAGATGCAATCATGATGGCTGTGGCTCAACAGATGCAAGCACAGTGGGCGGCTGATGAAAAAGCACAACAGCAAACACAACAGCAAACGCAGTCAGTATCCACAGGTGGCGTAGCTGGTGGAGCTTTATCTGCTCTTGCTGGCGTGGAACATAAACCAGTAACACCATCCACACCTGTAACAATTCCAACCACTGTAACTGGCGTTCCACAGAATGAACAGGAATGGTTTGAAGCACAGAAAGCTGCACAAGCAGTGGATAGAAAAGCTGCTGAAACACAACAGCAACGCATTGATGATTACAATCGAGTGAACAAGCCATTCTTGGGTATCTCTCGTTTAGGTGGAGCAGATTATACTAACTTAGACAGATACAATAGAGACATTGCAAATCGTGAAAACTTAATTATCGAAGATACACGAGAACGTAATAAACAAGCGAAGTTAGCTAACCGTGCTGAGTTTGATAAAGTTGCTAATGCTGTTGCACAGGCAGAGATGGAACGTATCAATGCTAATCTACCTGACAACACACAAGGTGTATCTTTAGAGTCTGTACGTAACAGCATGTTCCCGGGCTACAAACCGGGTCACGGTGAATACTCTAACGAAGATTTACTAAGCATGTTATACGGAGCTAAAGCACCGACTGATTATATCGATGCATTTAACTCTAAACTAACTCCATACATGAGTGAAGAAGAACGCATTGCACAGTTAAATGGTAAACCAGCTCCAAAACCTACAAACACTGTAGGTGAGATTCCGCAGTATTCACCTGAGCAGTTCTTCAATGTGCCACAGCCCGCACCAGTAGACGCATCTGTTACAGCAAGTAATGAACCTGTAACAGTAAACCCAGTTGAGTCTGACGTTATTGGCGGAGTTGGCGGAACAGCATTAGGTGTAGCAGATTTTGCAACACAAGCTGCTAAGATGGTAAATGGTGCTAGACAGACAATGCAACCTAGCGTGAAAGGAACACGTCAAAACACCATCGGTGTACTAGCTGGAGAACCTGCAGCACAACCGGCTAGAACAACTACAACACGTGCAACCTCACCTGTAGCTAGAACAACTGCATCTACACAGCAAGTTGTAACACAACAACCTGCACAAGACACAGCATTACAGATTGGTTCTCGTGGTAGTTATATTCCATCTACAGGCTTTACCACGCCTAACAATGCTGGCGGAGCACAGATTACAATCTCTCCAGTAGAGTTCGGTGGAGATAACGGTGGGCTTCAATATGGTGCGATGAACGCATTATATGCCGACCCTAAACGTGCACCATCTCTAGGTGAGTTGCTAGCATTTAGCTCAATCATGCAAGGTAAGAAAGACCTAGGTGGTCTTGACACCGTAACAGCAACAATGCAAAGTGCTGACAAGATGAATGCATATGCAGCACAGCAAAATATTGCAGGTCGTATGCAACAGCTTATGCAAGGCGGAGCATCAGCAGATGAAGCTCGTTATCAAGCTATTTCAGAAGAAATGCTACGTAATGGTCAAGGTCGTGGTGCAGCAGCTATTACAATCCCTGAGTATGCTAAGGCAGCTGATACACAAGCAGCTCGTAACTTAGATACAGCGATGACTGCGGGTGGTGATTATCGAGCTAATAGTGCATTTGGATACACACCATTAGGCATCGGCTCTGTAACCGCTAACTCAGACGGTTCATATAACATGAACGTAAATGGTCAGAGAATCAGTGGCATTGCACCTGAATATGCACGAATGAGTGTATACGGAGCAATTAAAGGCGATGGTAGCGGTAGCAAACTAGCCAATGACTATGACTACAAGTTTAACGACAAAATGTACGACACAACCGTAGATTCGATGAAAGCTGAAACTGAAGCAGCTAAAATCTTGTATGACTTGCAACGCGGCAAATATGGAGATGCGTCTAAGATGTCACCTGAAGAAAAAATCAGATTTGCATATGAGTACGCTAACTCACAAGAACGTGGAAAACAGGATGCACGTGAGCAAGCGGAGCGTCACAAAAACCAACAAACACCAACTAGCGGTAATAAAACCGGTATTGATACTAAATGGTTCTAGGAGAATAGAATGGCAACTCTACAACAACAGCAAGCGTTCTTTCGTGCACAATTACCATACGCAGAACGTGCAGCACAACAACTTGGGACACACCCGTTCAACATTCTAGGTCAAATGGCACTAGAATCGAACTGGGGTCAATCACTTGCAGGTGCTCACAACTACGGTAACATCATGGAGACCCGTAAAGGTGTTCAAGGTGTATGGGCGAACGATAATGGTAATCGCAGACAATTCCGTAACTTCGCCAATGACCAAGATTACTACAATCATTTCGTGGGATTAATGGGTCGTAGATATAAAGGCGTACAAGGTGCGATGTCTCCACAAGCGTATGCAACCGCATTAAAAGCTGGTGGTTACGCAGAGGACCCGAATTATGTACAGTCTATTGGTAAAATGTACAATGCGGTGAATAAAGTTGCAGGTACATTGGGCGGTCCATATCAGTGGAATGGTCAGCCAACTACAGCAGTTCCAGTAATGGCGGGCAACGGTGGCGGAGATAATATTCGCCCACGACCTGATGCTGGTCCTTCAACGATGAATGCTCTACAAGGTGCACCACAACCACAGAGCAACCCACTTGTTGGACAACTGCAACCTGACGCACCGCAACAGTTCTACACCAACACCATGGACTCGCTGGGCGGGTATCGAATCCGCAGACCTGATGAGTGGCGAAACGGTGGAGCACAAATGATTGTTCCTAACGGAATTTAAATGACATTTTAATCAACTACGATTACAATAAGGGCTATCTAATTAGGTAGCCCATTTTATTGGAGATTTTATGACACAATCAGTAAACGGCATGAATCGTTCCATGAGAACGCTCGTCAATGACGCACTAGCCCGTCGTCAGGCAGCCGAAGATTTAAAGCAGTCTTACTATGCAGATGCTATTGCACGTGAACAAGCACAGCGTGAAGCTGAACTTGCACGTAGAGAAGCGGAACTAAATAGCACTACAGTGCAAACCGGAGACACGCAACAGCCACAACAGACACAACAAGCTGTCTCTCCGTTAGATGACCCTGAATCTGCATTATCTAAATTAATCAAAGAACGTGGAATGACACGTGAAGATTATATGAAACTGAGCACAGCAGAGCGTCAGTATGACTTCGCAGACCCAATTTTAGAGAATAAGTGGAACACCTATGTTGCAGCTAACCCAGATGTAGCACAACAGTCAGGCGAACAACTACAACGCACAAAAGACGCGTTCTTCAATCAAGGTCGTAATCTATATGCCGCAAACTTCCAAGCAAAAGAAGATGCTGAAAGTGCTGTTGTAGACCGTTTGAAAAACGTGGCTGGCGATGCTGTTGAAGGTGTAGCGGGGCTATTCACAAGTGCTGGCGGTTTATTAAAACCTGCATTTGGCAACGACAACATTGTATCTAAAGGGCTAGAGTACGTTGGTAAATCAGGTGAAGAATTTGGTAAAGGTCTAGCATCTGACGCAGAACGTGACCGTGAAGCCTATTTCTATAAATTAATGGAAACAGGTCGTTATAAAGATGCCGCTAAGTTTGCAGCAGATAACCCACTTATGTTAGGCGGTGAAGCTGCACAAATGATTGCAGGTACTAAAGGTTTCGGGCTATTAACCAAAGGTACAGCTAAACTTGCTGGTAAGGGCTTATCTGCAGTTGGTGCAGAAACATTATCTAAAGGTGTAAATGCTGCAGGTCAGGCAATCGGTAATAGTATGCCTACTTATGCTGGTATGTCAGTTGGCGGTCAAGTTGCAAATGAATTAGCAGAGCGTGGCATCGATACTACATCACCTGAAGCTCGTCTTGCAGTTGCAATGTCGTTCATTGGCGGTGCAGCAGCAAACAAAATTACTCCACACAACATTGAGAACCAAGTTGCTAAATGGGGCTTATCTAAGGAAGCTGCTAAAACACTTTCACGAGAATCTATTGAGACTCTTGAGAAACTTGGCTTTATGGGTGCGGCTGGTAAACGCTTAGGTGGCACACTTAAAAACGCAATCAAAGGCGGAGTCAATGAAGGTGCAGAAGAAGCCATGCAAGAAGGTCTCGGTGCATACGCTGCTCAAGCTCTTATTGATGAAAATGGTAAATTCCGTAATTGGGACGAAGTACCTGAGAATGTTAAACAACAAGTATTACGCAGAGCAACTACTGGTGGTTTATTAGGTGCAGCACTCGGTGGTACTACTGCAGGTGTAGCTAACGGTGCATTTGGCGGTGTTCAAGGTGACCTGCAACGCAGAGCTGATTACGAAGCTTCAAAAGCTAAATATGCAGAAGAAGATAGAGTAAAAGCAGAAGAAGAAAAAGCCGCAGCAGAAGCTCAAGCACAGGAAGAAGCTCGCATTAAAGCCGAAGAAGATGCTCAAAAACGAGCAACACTAGCTGAGTTAGATGCAGCACAAGAGAAAGCCGAACGTGAAGCTGAGTATGAGCAAGCATTAAACAATGCAACACGTACCGCAGAAGCCGATGACGAGTTAAATAACTTACGTACTGAGTTCGGTGCATCTGCTATCGACAGTAATGAAGTAGCTACAAACCGTGCTCGTAAAGAGTATGACAACTACTTAAACTCTCAGTATGAAGCGTTGATGAACTCAGAAGAATTGACTGATGAGCAACGTGACATCTTAGCTAACACATGGGGCGATGGTAATCGTACATTACGTGCGAAAGCTAACCTTCTAAAACAAATGGGCGTAGATACTATGCCTGAGCAGTTCACACGTACACAGAAGAACGGCAAGGTTGTATTTAACCACAACTTAGACAAGCACATGGACTACCGAGCAGATGAATTAACGCAATCTGCACAAGCTGTCTATGATGACGCTGATACTCGTTTAACTCGCTTACGTGCAGAAGTGAATGACCCATTCATCATCTCTGACGCTGAGACAGCACTTAAACGTGCAGCAGATGTAGGTAATGAAGGTGCATTACGTTCAGCTCTTGCAAAAGTTAAGCAAGCTGAGAAAGCATGGGATGCTCGTCAGCAACAGTTAGCTGAACAAGCGAAGTTAGATGCTAAAGCACAACAACAAGCTGAGAAAGAAGCTCAAGCAGCTAAAGTTGCAGCTGAGAAAGCAGCACTTGCAGATGCTAAGAATAAAGAGCGTCTCGCACAAGAAGCAGCTAGAAAACAAGAAGAAGCTGACAGACTTGCACAGCAAGCTGAATTAGATGGGTTAAACCAAGCACGTGACGGAAGATTAGATAATGTTGTGTCTAGAATTGCCCGTGCTCAAGCGGTTAAAAACTTAACCCGTGCTGAACAGCAAGAAGTTAAAGTGCGTATTGAACAAGACAATGCTCTTGTAAAAGATATGCAAGAAGCCTACGCAAGTCGTTTAAAACAGAAAGGTATGTCAGAGGCAGAAGCAAAAGCAACTGCTTACAACGCTGACTTAGATACTCTATTCACAGAGTATCGCCCGAATAAGCTGTCTAACAACTATAAACGTGTTAAAGACCGTTTACCGGAGAACGATGGCTTATGGTGGACACCACAAGAACGTGCAACGGTTAAAGCAGAGATTGAAGATTTCTTCAAAGAAGCTGGAGTGACAGATACCGTAGATATTAAAAATTTACGTGCAAGCGTTGAAGGCATCAGCTCGCTTCGCAGAAACATGCCGCCTGAATTACAAGAGAAAGCAAATGCAATCTTATCTGCAATCTCAACTGGTACACCGGTGGGTGTGATGAAACAAGCGAGTAAACGTGCAGTTGAAGCTGCGACAAAAATGAATAGTCTTAAACCTGTGGAGGATTTCACGGGAAAGTCGCAAGCCCCTTCAAAGGGGCGACAAATGCGAAAGGCAAACGCAGAAACCAAGCGTTCGACCTCTTAGACATTCTCAATGTCGGAAGTGCTAAATTGTCGCCTAGTTATTTTAAAGATTGGTCAGCAGACTTGTTAAAAGGCATCATGGTAAAAAATGATGCCGAACTAGCCACAATTATGTACGGTACTCGCTCGCCTGAGATTCAACGCCAAATTCGTGGGCACATGAATGAGTTGTTAGATGCGTTCGGTGTTAAATCACGCAACGACATGGACCAGTTCAACACATTCACTCGTACATATGGCAGAGAATCACTCGCTAAAGTAAGTGCAAGTATTAATGAATATGTGAACACTGAAGCTGATAATCTCACTCCGCAAGAAGCATTTGCGATGACAGCCTTTAAACACGAGCTAGACATCTACTTAATGACAGATGGTAATCAGTCTCCAGTGGTATCTAATCTCCGTGCAGACATGGCGAATGAGAACTTAGGTAAATTATCAAGTGCGACACTCCGTAACACCAACAAGCTTTCACGGGCGTTAGAGCATATCGAGACTCAGTTTAAACCATCTGAGATTTCAGCACGTGTTATCGGTCGTATTAAACAACTTGCGATGGATAATGAAGTTGAGTTCCGTGTATTGTCAGATGAAGAAATGAACGACCGCTACGGTGAAGGTTCACAAGGTGCATACGATGGCATAACTGCAACGGTTTATCTCCGTGATGGCATGACATTTAACGACCAAGTGCACACACTTGTACATGAAGCAACACATGCGTTCCTTAACAAGAAAGCATTTGCCTACAGCAACTATAAACAAGCTCGCCTTCAAGGTAGACAAGTTACTCCAGCTGATTTCGGTTTAACTGAGCAGGACTTAAACTTGCTAACTGACATGGAAGCTCTAATGAATAAAGTGCGTGGCAGCGATGTGTTTAATCACCCACGATATTCAGAAGTTGCAAAAGTACAGGTAGAAGATGGCTCTGCAGTGCCGTATGGCTTGTCGTTCGATGAACATTCACACCACGCATTATCTGAATTTGCGTCAGAGATGTTCTCATCCGACCCATTCAGACGAGCAGTTGCCGATGCAGTGTCACAAGCAGACGGTGTTAATTTACACACAGCGAAAGGCAGAGTGCGTAAGTTATTGCGTAAGATTGCAGAGTTCTTCGGATTCTCTCGTAAAACTGATGTAGATGCAGTTGGCATGTTCATTGAGAACGGAATGAAGTTATTATCTTCTGTTCCATACCGAGCAGTAAGTAATGGCACATCACTACTTAAAAGTAGCAAGGTGAAAGATGAAGTTGTCGATAAAACACGTTTCATCTTAGACCATGAGAAAGGTATTCAATACTACCAATTCAAACGCAGAACAGGTGTTGAAGGACCAGCTGTAGCAGAAGCCAGTGCATATCGTGAAGTAGATGAAAATGGCAATCTTCGTGACACATGGAGCTTGTCATACCGCAACCCTAACAATCTAGCAGAATGGGTGCAAGAAGATGGATTAACAATCTCTCAACTCGCAGACCGTGTAAATGGCTTAGATTATATGGTGTTGAACCGCAACGGTAATACACGCATCACCAAACACGTAAATGAACAAATTGAAAAGGTATGGGCATTACACCCAGCACTAGCAAAAACCTTACTTAAATTGCGTGACTGGATGGCAACAATCTCAGGTCAAGAAGCTGCAGATAACTTCTTAGACAATGCAGTTGGAGTTGCAATGAAATTAGAGTATTACACACAAGACCGTGATGTGATGCTAACGTGGGCAACCCGCATGGCTGTAGCTAAATATGGCAAAGATAATGTACCTTTAGACTTACAGAATGAAGCAAACATTATCCGTGCGGAATACAATAACTACATGACCGAGAGCGGCATTGGTAAATTAACTGGTCTAGACCATAAAAAACTCATCACAGATTATGTTGAGAAGTTAGGTTGGACAAAAGAATTTACCTCGGATGTTGTGTATGCAGCGATGGCACGTGAACGTTCTCGTCAGTTCGCTGAAAATCCGGGTGGTATTAACCCATATACAGGTGAACATTGGCGTGATACTAATCATGTGTCAGGTTTTAAATTTACCGACAAGAACGGTAATAAAGTTGCCGATGAAGATGGTTCTAAATTCTTCGCAAGTCTCGATGTTGAGCAAAGCCGTCAAGTTGATGAGTTCATTAAAATGTGGATTGCCCAAAATGACACATTAACTGACTTAGAGTATGCGAGCGGTGTAATTTCGACTGAGACTTATGAACAACGTAAAGGCGTGTTCTATGCTCCGTTGAAAAATGAATGGGATAAAGAGACAGCATTTAACAAGATGGCTCGTGGTCGTACAACAACGGCAAAAGACCCATTCACTAACTACTACGCTCATGCAGACATGCGTGTGGCATATGCACTACGCCAACGTGAGAACCAATACTTGCTAGAAGCAGGTCAAGAGTATGGACTTGGTTCATTATTTACCGTGAACCAAACTCAGTTCGTAGGTAAGAACGACTCAATCGGCATGCAATGGCGAGCACCTAACATGTCTGACGGTACTTCATGGACAGTGTTTAAAAATGGTATTCCATACACACTTACCATTAAAGACCCGACAATCCAAAGAGCATATCGCTCAACCCGTAATTGGGAAGATAGAGCGGCAATTTGGAAAGTGCTAGGCAATATTACTCGCTTTATGTCTACCGTACGTACAACGTTGTCACCGGGCTTCTTACCAGTGGCTTACGCACGTGACCTTGCAACTGCAGTAGTTAATATGCAAGCTGCGTATCGCTCAATGAACGGTAAACAGGTATTAACCGATGCAGAAGCAGCGAGACTTGCACCATTAGTAGTTAAACGTGCAGTGTCATCATTACCTGCAATCTTAAAAGGTAAATGGACTGGCAACCGTCAGTGGCAGTATGACATCTTTAAACGCTATGGTGGCGGTGTTGTAATGAACGCCCGCATGGACTTTGAAGAATACAACAGCTGGCTTGCAGACAACACCTTTAATAAAGGTTTAACTACTAAAGATATGGCGGTGAACACAGCGAAGAAAGGTGTTCAGAAAATTAGTGAAATCTCACACGCCCTTGAAGATAGCGTTCGTTTTGCATCGTTCATGGAGTTTGTAGAGCACAAAGCTGGACACAAGTTCGCAGATGCGAAGTCACTCGTATCCTTCTTAGAAGCTAACCCTGAAATTAAGAAACAGGCAATTAATGGTTCTAAGAACATTACAGGTAACTTTGAAATTAAAGGCGGTGCAACAACACTACGTTCACTCTACATGTTCTTCAACGCAGGTATGGTCGGTGCACGTACGTTCGTCCATATGTTTGACCCATCTCACGGTACACATGGTGTGAAAGCAGCAGCGATGATTTTCGCACTTTCACTTGCATCACTTGCTGCAGTAGATGGCGAGTTAGGTGACGATGAAGATGGTAAGAAAATGGGTGCGAGAGTTAAACTCACCGAGTCATCTCTCTGTATGGGAATGTCAGCATGTATTCAGATGCCGCACGAGCTCCGCTGGGTGACATCACTTGCACGTGCCCTACACTATGGTGCACAAGGTGATATTGAGATGTCTGATGCCGTACGCTCTGTTGCAAATAACATCTTCCAAGTGTTCGTACCGTTGCAGTTTGGTGAAGATATGACACGTGGCGATGACTTAGTAGTAGGTGCGTTCCCAACAGTACTGCAACCGTTCATGCAGAACATCTTAAACCGTGACTCATTCGGCAATCGCATTGTGAATGAATATGCATATCGTGCAGATGGCTCACGTATCAAAGATGCACCTGACTGGATGAAGTCTAAAATTTCAGACCCGTATGTTGCAAAAGAACTCGCATTACAGTTGAGCAGAATTGGATTAGATGTGTCATCATCAGAAATTACACATATGTTCCAACAATCTCTCGGTGGTGTGGGCTCAGCTATGTTAAAATTAATCCGTGGCTACGAGAGCGGAGAAGGTGCAGCAGAGACATTTGGTAAAGTGTTCTTGAATGGATTTATCCCTCGCTATGATAATCAAGCATTGAAAAAAGAAGTTGCTGAAAAAGTGGCTGACTTAAAATCAGAATTATCACGTGGCACAGACGGTTATAACATGGTGAAAAGTAAGGCAGACTTGCAAGCAGACCCACGATGGAATAAACTTGTTGCGTTAGAAAAACAGCTCGACAAACTCGAGCGTGGCATCAGTTATAACGGTATGACATTCGCAGGAGCGATGCGTCAGAAAATCTCTGCACAACAGGCTGGTGATGTAGATGCAATGTTAGAAGCAGATAACGCACTAGACATCATGGGAGCGGAGAGACGCAAGGCGTATGGAGACATGTTAGAATTGTTTGAAGAACTCGAGGATGACATTGATGAGTAAATTAAAAGAGGTGTTCTGCTACGACACCTCACCCATTGGCAAGTTATCAGAGTGGCTAGTCAAAGTATATAAAAGTGCTGAGATTACCGTTGATACTCGCGAAGTTGATGAATTTAAGACTTACTGCTGGTGCTGTGCCTTATGGCGTGGCATCGCTGTAGGTGTTGTTATTGGACTAACCGTAGGACTATTATTTTGACACGTATTGTGATTACAGCAGGACACTCTAACACCGACCCGGGTGCAGTGTCCGATGGTTATAAAGAAGCTGATTATGCAGCAGATATGCGTAACTATGTTGCGTATTATTTACGTAATTGGGGCTTCGATGTTGTAACAGATGGCGAAGGTCGTGTAAACGCACCACTTGCACAAGCTGTTCGACTAATTCCGGGTTCTGACCTTGCAGTTGAGTTCCATCTTAATGCAAGCACGAATAAGACTGCAAGAGGGATTGAAGTGCTGTCGCGTGACAATCGCAAGCGTATCTCTCAGCGAATTGCAAAAGCAGTTCAGTCTGTAACAGAGTCGGTGCTTCGTGGCGATGAAGGCTGGAAGCCTGAAGATTCCGGTCAGCATAAACGCCTTGCGTTTGTTTCTGCTGGCGGTTTAATTGTAGAGTTAGGCTTTATTACTAACTTTACAGAGATGAAGGTTCTAATGGAAAAACGTTGGCTAGTTGCAAAAGCTATTGCCGAAGCCATTAGAGAAGAATACAAGTAAGGAGTAAATAATGGGTTGCACAAAATGTGGGACTGACCTTAGCTCACTACACCTGATTGTGAAGGACATTATTCGTCAGTTAATTGATGAAGGTAAATTGCAAGAAGGTTTAGTGGATTGTACTGACAAACGCTTATGGCGTGATTCACGTGTTCTCACGTGTGACTTATTAGGCGATGCAGTATGTCAATTAATTACTAACGGTGACATTTGCTTAGTTAAACCTGAAGCATTGACTGTTGAGAAACAAGATAACGGTTCACACAAAATCTCGTTACTCATGTCTGATGGTACTACATTAGAGACCACAGCACGACTAGCAGATGGTGTGTTGAACAGTGTTACATACGATGCGAAAACTAAAATCGCTAAATTTACGACTACAAATGGCGACAGCTATGAGATTAAACTCGACATTCCTGAGCCTGTAGAGTACACGTTCACTAAAAAAGATGACGGTGTTTATAGTGTAGCTAAAGATGGTAAGGAGCTATTAGCGATTAATCCGGGTGTGTTAGATGTAAAAATCGAAGGCGATAAATTACATGTAACAAACGCAGCTGGTGAAGTTAAGCAGTTCGATATCCCTATGCCGACTGTAACTCCAACAGAATTAACTGATAATGGTGATGGCACTGGTTCGGTTAAATATGGTGATACTACATTGCCAGTGATGACTAGACCTACTACTGCAACTAAAGCAGAAGATGGTGTGGTGACAATCACTAACTCAAACGGTACTACTGTAGAAGTACCAGCCATTAAGGTAAAAGCTGCTAAAGAAGCAGATGGTAAAGTTGTAATTACTAACCAAGACGGTACAACTGTTGAGATTGAGAAACCTGCAGCGGCTACAGCGGGCTTAGACTGTGCAGCAATCGATGCACTACCTGAGCGTCCGTGGAAGAAAGGCACTGTATTACTTGCTAAACAAGATGGTGAGTGTGTGCGTTTAACATCTCTAGATTCTATTTTCCAAGAGATTGGTGTTGGTATCACCGCTGACCAAACAAATAGCTTCACTGGTGAGAAATACAAAGTTGTTGTTACTGTAACTAATACTGGCGAAGGTAAGAACGAATTAACAAACTTAAATATCGTAGGTCCTGCTAACGTTGAAGATTATGATATTCAAGATGTTAGTTTCACTAAGTCTGAAGCCGATGAGGTTGAACAAGTTAATGACTTAACTTACAACATTCGAGGTCTTAAAAAAGGCGGCACTGTTAAGGTTAAATACACTGTTGTTCCTAAAGCAAAAGGTACATTCCAATTCACTGCGGCTGTAAACCCTAACTCACCATTAGACAAAGACTTAGGCAATAACAATGCTACTGTGATTTTATACGCAGATACTAAAGTAAAAGCTATTACTGGTGAAAACTGCCCTGCAATCACACTGAAAGATGTAGACACATCTGAAGTGCTAACTCAGGCAAGTACAGTTGGCGGTGGTAAATTTGACACAAATCCATGGGTAGGTACAAACCCTACATACATTGAAACAGTACAATATATCAATATCTATGCAAACAGAACTACACTACAAGGTCTCGTTTTAGAAGCAGATGCAGATATTACTGTGGTAGCTAACCACCAAAAATTCAGTGAAGCCGCTGCAGGTGTAGGGACTGTGGATGGTAGTATCTTCGGAGCATACCCTGCTGCAGTAGGAACAAATCCATACGGCAACACCTTTATTTCACCTACAACAGTACATGAAGTTACAACTGATTCTGTGAATGTTAGTGGTAGACGATTAACAGTTACAGCAGATGCAAACGCATTGGTATTAGCGGTTAGACCACGTGGTGCAAACTGCTACTGGCAGGTGTATGTAATTCTAGCGAAGTCGGACCCGCAGGTAGAGAAAATCACAGTTACCAATGTAACTGGTGGTGTACTTTCTAACTCTAGAGTTCCTAAAGGTGTAAACACAGTTGGAGATAAACAGTTTAACGTAGTTCCGGGTACGCTTACAACTATGCGTAAGATTAGCGTTGGTTATGTAGAAAAACAAATTGTTACTGTTAAGAAAGGAACTGCAGCTACTGCAACGCTTGATTTTGGTAAACTTACCAAATTCTACTCATCAGGTCTTGTAGAAATTACAGCAAACAGCTTAACTGTATCTGCTAACGCTACACCGTCTGACAGTATCCGTTCAACCTACTTAGATGTAATCATCGAGGAGTAATAAATGAATTTAGGAAGCCGTAGATTAGGTGCTGGTTGCTCAACATGTGGAGGTGGTGTAAACCACCCTACCAACCAGTGCGACGAACGTAAAGTTGTGAGCATTTCTAAAGCTGGCGACAGTCTTATTATTGCTCTTGACGATTGCACATTCTTCAAAGCAGACATGAGTGTATTAGACTCTTGTGTATGTGGCGATGGTACAGGTGCTAACCCTGCTGATGTTGCAGCAATGAAAGCTTTAAAAGATGCTGTTGCTAAGTTACAAGAAAAAGTAACTACGTTAGAAGCGAAGGAAGATAAAGATACAATCTTTAACCCTGAATCTTTAATCGGTCGTATCGCAGCTCTTGAAAATAAAGAAGATAAAGATACAGTGTACGATGACACTGCTATTCGCAATCTAATTACCGCACTGCAGAATAAAGAAGATAAAGATACTGTCTTT